GTGCGGCTCGGCGAACGACGCAAGGGGGGCCCCCCGCCCCGCCAGCCGTCGCCTGCCGCCCGTCCAGGGCGAGGGGGTAGCCGAGTGGCGGGATGGGGCAGAGCGAGGCGCACAGCGGCAGAGAGGGGCGGTGAGCTCCAGGTGAGCTCTAGCTGCGAAACGCCGTGCTGAGCTGCAAGTTGCCCGTTTCGGCTTGCTTTCAGGTGCCGATGCGCCGATGCTTTGGGTGTCGGGCCGAGCAGGAGCTAGGCCCCCGAGCGGCAGGAGTCGCCCCCCATGTCCAGCCCCCGCCTCTACACGCTCCACGAGCACGCCACGCTTCGCGGTGGTGGTGTGGTGCACCTCATTGAGCGCATCGGTGCCACCGTGCGAGTCATGACGCCGTGCGGGTATCGCCGCCCCGAGTCCGACGTGTGGGCCACTAGCGAGGCGGTGACGTGCCAGAAGTGTCTCGCCGTGGCCACGTGTGCACGGGGTCACCAGATCTGCGGGACGCCCGAGCTGTGCGAGAGGCTCGCCACCGGCGCCCCCACGGTGAGCCTCACCGCCACCGTCTGTTCAGAGGACTATCCCGTGACCAGCGACGCCGAGGGCACCATGACCGACGTGTGTGGCTGGGTCGCCTACGGCCGACTCGGTGGCGAGCACCCCGACGCCTGAGCACGGCCGCCCGACAGGCAGGCACCGGGGTTCGAGTCCCCGGCGGGCACGACGCCAGAGCATTCCGCCGAGGCACTGAGCGACAGGAGTCGCAGCAATGGCAACCCTCGTAGATCACAAGCGCCGGACCCGTACCGAGGGCACGGTGGAGTCGCTGGAGCAGCTGATGGTGAACGGGCTCATCGGTGCCACCAAGCACAAGCCGCGTGACCTTGGCCGCTATTGCGCCTCTTCGGTGCGCGCCGCGATCCGCCGCGGAGGACGAACGGACGCCGGTCAGGAACTGGAGATGAGCGAAACCGAGCGTGCAGCGTGGGAGCTGGCCAACCCCCTGCCCGAGTGATCGACTAGCCCACGCCAGACAGCTGGCCGCCTCCCGTCGTGGGGAGGGTGGGCACGACGACCGACACACTCAGTGTCGGCACCGAGCGACAGGAGTCGCCATGTACAGCACCACTCGTGACCGGGCCCGTATCGAGGCCGAGCGCGCCGAGCACGCCGACACCTGCGGCGCCCCGCAGGGTGCGACCAAGATCAGCCGGCGCGTGGTGAAGTTCTTCGGCGGTCTGCTGGTCGCCGCCGTCCTCGTCCTCGGTCTCGGCATGGCGGGCCGCTCGGACGTGGAGATGCGCTGCACCGACATCCTCTCGGCGGGCCCGTCCGACGCTACCGACGCCGTGACCTGCGCCGAGCAGTTCCCCGAGCTCGCCGCCCACTTCGCCGAGTAGCCGATCTAGCCCGAGCAGCACACACCACGGTGCGAGTCCGTGGCGGGCACGACGTAGCTCGTGCTACGGTCACCACTAGAGACGCAGAGAGCGTCCAACAGTCCAGGAGGACAACGACATGACCCGCAAGCTCACCGCCGCTCAGCTCGCCGCTCGTACCGAGGCTCGCCAGGCGCTCCGCGAGCTGTTCCCCATCGGCTCCACCGTCTCTACCCAGCTCCTGTACGTGAGCAAGTCCGGAATGCTCCGCTCGGTCGCCGTGATGTTCGGCCGCCCCGACGGAACGGTGCGCAACGTGTCCCCCCTGGTCGCCATCGCCACCGGTGAGAAGATGCACAAGACGACGCACGGTGTGTCCATGGGCGGGTGTGGCATGGACATGGGTTTCTCCCTCGTCTACGGCCTCGCCCGTGCCCTCTACAGCGACCAGCGCGACGCTGACACCTTCGCCCGTCTCCGGACCAAGCGGGACGCCGGCGAGGCGTTCGAGCCCTACGAGCGCCAGCACCTCACCGAGCTGGAGAACGACGACCGGGTGCCGTTCATGTGTCAGGGACCGCGCGGGCTGAACTGTCCGAGCAACGACCACGTCAACGAGTGGCAGACCCCGAACTACAGCACGACCCGCCTGCACAGCGACGCCGGGTACGCCGTCTCGCAGCGCTGGATCTGACCCACGCAGGGCCAGCGCTGGATCTGACCCGCTCGCAGCTCATCCGCCACGCCGGCGGGTGGGTTGCGGGGGAGGCCAGAGCCTGCCACGATGAACCCAGAGGCGCAAAGAGCGCCCCGGATGCGCGCAAGCGCACACCTGTCCAGGAGGACAACGACATGATCCGCACCACGGTTCGCAACGCGCACGAGGCCATCGCAGCTCGCCAGGAGTTCAACGCCGGCAGCATGAGCGCCCGCGGAGGCCAGCCCGGCGAGCAGTACCGAGGCACCTCCGGCCGACTTCCTTTCGAGTGGAACACGACGTACATGCAGGACACCGCGGACGGCTTGGCGTACATCGTGTTCAGCTACGGCACCCCGATCGGTTGGGAGAGCAGCGACGGCACGCGGGTGATCCCCCGGGTGAGCTACAGCAGGACCACCGCTCGCCATCAGTACCAGCTTCGCAGCGCGTGGGGGCACCGCTGGGGCCAGGAGTACAGCAACCTCTCCAGGGGGCTGGAGAGCGTCTGACCACCGGTCAGCACCACCTGCCCAGCCCTGCCCAGCACGTAGCTGGCCAGCGACTCGTCATGGGTCGGCAGGGCACGACGTCGAGACAGTCTCGGCTCACATGTCCAGGAGGACACACCGTGAAGATCCACAGTGACATCATCACCGCGACCGACATCGCCAGCGCCGCAACGCACGCCTCCAGCATCACCCGCGCGAACAGTGAGAACACCGGTGTCTACCGGTACGCCATGGTGCGGACCACCCGCTGCGAGCCGAAGGGCAGCCGCAAGCGGGCCCGCGCGTTCGACGTCATCCTGACCGGATCGAACACCCGCGGTCAGCAGCACGACCCGCGGACGCCGGCCGCCACCTACGACGAGTGGGGCCACTTTCTCGCCCACCTCTTCGCCATCGACCCGAAGATGGTCACGCCGTACTACGCCGACGCGGCCGACTTCCACACCAAGACGGCCAACTGCTACCACATGACCGCCACCGAGGTCTGAGCACCACTAGCCCTGCCCAGCACGTAGCTGGCCAGCGACTCGTCATGGGTCGGCAGGGCACGACGCCGAGACAGTCTCGACGCACATGTCCAGGAGGACACCTCACCATGAGCACCGTGCACGCCGCGAACCTCCCCGCCACCGAAACGCGCAAGATCCGCCGCCCGCGCTACAGCGACACCCGCGCCGCCGCCGTGGCCGCCGCGCTCGCGGATTTCGACATGCCGACGACCTTGGCCGCCGCCGGCCGCATCGCTTCCGACCGGCGCACCCGATGAACAACGGCCGGAACCTGGGCGCCGAGTTCGCTTGTGCCGAGTGTGGCACGATGACCGCCACGACCTACGTGGTGACCGGCGCCGTGGGAGACACCGATGGGCGTACCGAAGTCTGCGCCCACTGTGCCCATGGGTTGCTGGACCCGGACGGGGACGCCGTCGCGGATGCCCATCGCTACACCGTCCCACTGGGGGCCGGGTCGCCCCCGTTCTGTTCGCGCGGCGTCGTCGGGGGGAACGGGATCAACCGGCCGTTGCTCGCCGACCACCTCCGCGAGGTCGGTCACCCGGACTTCGACCGATGACCAACGGCCGACCGGTGCGGGGCATCCTCGTCCAGCCGTTGGAGGTCGCCGGCCGGCACGCGGCGCCCGTCGCCGTCGAGGCGTTCGATCGCACTCGTCTCCAGGTGCTTCGTGAGATCGCCGAGAGCACGTCGAATGCGCGCAGCGAGTGGAGTGGCGACCCGCGGACCCGCGAGACGTTCACCTACGCCGACGCCGTTCGCGACGTCCTCGCCTGGATCGCCGGCGAGGAGCCCACCGCCGAACTCTCCACCTTGTTGGACCTCTGACACGCTCCGAGCGCCCGTCCCTCATCTCGGGCGGGCGTTCGGGGGACTGTCAGAAGTGGACACCGACGCACAGACCCGCTAAGCTCCAACTAGCTCAGCTAGTGCTGAGCCTGACGACCAGGAGGTCACCATGAGCAAGATCATCAGTCAGACCGTCCGCCAAGAGCGCACCGTGCGCGCCGAGATCCAGACGCTCGAACGTCTCGTGCCGCGCTACAGCCGGAAGCCAGGAGGACTGACCGTGAACCTGATCGAGAGCACGGCGGCGCACGGCTGGAGCGTCATGCTCGGCGTCGACCTCCAGCTCGTGTGCGACAGCACGAGCAGCGGCTACGACATCGAGGCTGTGGACGCCAACGCCACCTGCCTGCAGGTCGTCGCCAAGACGACGGACTACCCGCCGACCGACGCGATCATCGCTGCCGCCCGGGCGACCGCGATCCAGCTTTTCCCCGACCACGTCACCATGACCACGGGGGAGCGGATGGTGCAGCGGGCCCGTCCCGAGGACTTGACCCCCGACCAGCGCAAGAGGCTGGACGAGGGCGGCAGCGTCACGGTCGATGACCTCAACGACGCCCAGCGTGCACTGCTCGGCGACGAGGCCGGCCGGCCCATCGTGTTGGACATGCCCACCGCGACGGCGCCGTCGCGGCCGCTCGCGCCGCACCGCTTCCTCCGGGACCGGCCCAACTGGACGTGCAAGGTGCACGGCTGCGGGCGCGACGGTCACGACCCGATCCACACCGTTCCGAAGGGAAAGTGATCATGGCTCAGCGCTACGTCGTCCAGCCGGCCAGCACGGGCGGTACGATGGCCAACGGGTACGACTTCGTCGTCCGCGACACCGAGACCGACGGCGAGATCGCCGCCGCGGTCAAGGGCGACCAGTCCCGCGCCGACTCCATGGCCGGCTTGCTCAACTTCCAGGACGGTCTCGACAAGCTCGCGCAGTCCCTCGACTCCTTCCGCCAGCAGTGACCAGGAGGTCCACCATGATCCAGACCCTCGCCATCCAGAAGCTCACCCCGCCGCAGCTCTCCGCTCTCCGCGAGGCCCTGCCGGCCTGCGTCGCCGCCGGCGTGCTCACCACCACCCGCTCGATCGCCACCTTCACGCTGCCGGAGGACTACACCGGGCCCGTCGAGCTCCACCCCGAGCGTCTGGCCGAGGCGATCGCCCGCGAGTCGCTCAACAGGCAGAGCAGGCAGCTGACCAAGATTTTCGAGAAGCTCAACGACCCGGCCGGCACCCACCTGCGCGTCAGCACGCGCGCCGCCTGATGGCCACGCTCAGGCCTGCGGCCTTCCGCAACACGGTGGAGCTCCCCGACGGCCGGGGGGCGACGGGTCGCCTTGCCTGGCGGGAGCTCTGGGAGACCCCCAGCGACCTCCGTGCGAAGAACGGCACGCGGGCCTGGGCGTGCCTGCAGGTGTCCTACAGCTCGGGGCTGGGGCAGTGGGTGCCGAGCCTGCGCCGCGTCTACACCCGCACGACGGGCGCGGTGCGCGAGGTCGAGGGCACCGCGATGCAGCCGATGCGCTGGAACGTCACGGGCACCGAGGACGTTCTAGACGCTGCGCGGCTCTGCGCCAGCCAGGCCAAGGAGCGCCTGGTGTCCGAGCTCCTGCAGCCCAAGGTGCCGATCATCCCGAACCCGATCGCGGTCAGCATCTTCATCCCCGCGGACGTCTTGCAGTCCAGCTGAACTGGACTTCCTAGCGGGACTCCGCTACGCTCACTTCATCCGAACGACCAGGAGGTCGGCATGAACCCGTTCTTGATCATGTGGCGCTTCGCGCTCGCAGTCCTGCTCCTCGCCGTGTCGATCACGACCTGGCCGGTCATGTTCATCTTCACCGGCACGTTCGCCCTGGCATCCCTCTTGGTGCGCAAGCGCCGCGAGCGGCGTCAGGCCAGGCGCAGTTGGAGCCACCACCCCACGGGTCGTCGTCGGGCTTCCGGCTACCGTCGCCAGGGCCACTGGGCATGATCGACGTGTTGCTCGGCACGTTCCCGGGGACGCAGGGTGCCGCCGACTCCGCCCTGATCGTGGCCGCCGTCAACGCCGTGCCCGAGTTGATCGCCGAGGTGCGCAGGCAGGCCGCCGCCCTCCGCGCAGTCGAAGCGCTCGCCGAGGAGCTGGAGGGCTGGCGAAAGAACGCCGCGAACTACCACGAAAACGCTTGGGAACCGGCAGTGCGATCTGAGGCCCGGGCGCGGGCGATGGCCTACGAGCGGGCTCTCACCGGCATCCGCACCGCTCTCGCCACGGTCAGTCAGGTGAAGGCAATGCCGCGCGTGCAACAGGGAAGCCGTCCGCCGCTACAAGATGCGGAAGAAGGTCGCAGCATGACCCGCCGCGAGGAGATCGCCGAGGCCGCTGGCGAAGAGCTGGCCGAGCGACTGCACCAGCAGCGGACGTTGTGCCCTAACGACTGCGGCTGCCGCTACCAGACCGACGACGCGGACGCGCACGACTGCGGCTGTGACGGCCCCTGCTGCATGGACGTCGAATGGTGGGACGGCCGGACCAACGGCGAGGTGGTCGCCGACGCCCTGCTCCCGCTGGTGGACCGCCTGTGCGCCGAAGCCGCAGCCGACGCGCTGGAGGCAGCTATCCGCGAGGACCGAACGACTGTGGCGAAGCTCAGTCCGGTCGAGAGCCTGACTTGCTTCCTCGTCAAGGCCGAGGACTTGGTCGCCCGCGCCGCTGCGCTCCGTGCCGCCCACCCCACAACCAGCGAGGAGACCCAGCCGTGAAGCTGTACTCGATCACCATCACCGCGCACGTGGACGACCTGGACACGCTGGACGTGCACCTGGACGCCGAGTTCGAGCTGGCCAACCCGGAGTTGCAGGGCGTCGTCATGAGCATCGTCCCGGCCCACCTGCGCAAGGTCGCCAACGACGTCGAGAGCCAGTCATGACCGCCGTTCCGCCGCCCGGGGACGGGGAGGTGTGCGCAGTATGCGAGCGCACCGAGGGCCTGCACTGGCGTTGGTGCAACAACCACCGGCCCGTGGCGCGTCGGCAGCCCGGCGACGAGTGGGACCCGTACAGCCCGGGGTGGCAGAACGATCCCGACGCCGTCTCGTATCAAGCAGCGGTGGCCGCTGCACCCCCCGCTCAGCGGCATCTGGTGGGTTGGGCAGTCATCCCCGCCGCGCCGTCCGAGCCCCCGGCTGATCTGCACGACGACATCTATCTTCCGGGCGACGTCGTGCAGCCCCCGCCCGAGGCGCAGCAGGACGACGAGCTGGCGCGGGCGCTCACTGGAGAGTTCGGCAGCGACATGTCGTACACGGGCACCACCGCAGCTGCCGTGGCCGCGTTCATCGCCGCCCGGCCGTCCGCTGACACGGAGACGTTGGCCGCCGAGATCCACGAGGCGTGGGAGTTCCAGTACGACCAGTGCGACCACGGCACCTACAACGGCGGCCCGTCGGCTGGCCAGCCCTACGCGATGTGCGAGCTGACCGCCGCTCGGATCATCGGTCGCCGCGCCGCCCTGGACGGTGAGCGGTGAGCGGCGTGGCGACGCTCGGGTGTGCCCGGTGTCGGTCCACACGCCTGACGCTCACCGAGGTGTACGAGGAGTTCCACATCTTCGACAGCGGCGAGTTGGTGCTAGTGGACGGCGCTGTCTGTCCCACCGGAATCGGCATCCGCGAGCCAGGCGAGGTGCTGCCCAAGCGATCGTGGATCACTTGTCAGGACTGCGAGCACGGGTGGCACCCGCGTCGCCCTGTCGGCACGGTGTATGACGCCGATGTTGCCCGGTGACCGCCGTGGACCGGCCCGACAACGGGCACGACGAGGGGCAAGAGCAGCCGCGCCTGGCTGACACGGTCATCGCCGAGCACCTCGCAGCGCAGTACGTCGGTCGACTGCTCACCCGGAAGGGCGCACCCCGACTGGTACGGCTGATCGAGGAAGCGCTGACCGTAACCCGCCAGGACGAGCGAGATCGTCTCGCCTCCGCCCGCGGCGGGGCCGGGGAGCAGCAGCGGGAACTGCGTGACGCCGTCCTCGCCCTCGCTGCGAAGCCAGTACACGGGTTGTATCCCGAGGACGACTACGAGACCGGCTGGGAGAATGCACTGGCCGAGGTCCTCGCGCTGCTCGACGGCACCGGGGAGGCAAAAGGATGAGCAAGGCGAGTCGCGCCCGCCGCGGGTGCATGAAGGTGGCCTACCCGACCGAGACCGCGGCCCTCCTGGAGATGGGCGTCCTCCGGCAGAAGCGAGCCGACCGCGGCGACGCCGTCGTCGAGTGCCGGGCCTACGAGCACGAGGAGTGTGGGAAGTGGCACCTGACCAGCAGGCCCAACCCGCCGGCATCCTCTGCCTGACCTGTGGTGGCACGGTGGCGTTCTTCCAGGGCAGCCAGTCCTGGAAGCACACCGCCGTCCCCGCGGGCGTCCAGCCCCACCGTGCCGCCATCAGCGACCGCATCCTGGCCAGCTTCACGCCCGAGCTCATCGAGCGCGAGCGGGCCGAGGCTCGCAGGATCGAGACGTCGCGCGAGGAGGCCATGGCGCGCGGCCGGGCGATGCGGGAGGCGCTCGGGGACATCGACCTCACCCCGCACCGGCCCGCGCCCTGGCGCCCGCCGTCGGAGGAGAAGGTCGCCCAGCCGATCCCCCCACCCGTGGAGCCCGCGCGGCCCGCCTTCGACAGCGAGCTGCCGACGACCGCGGCGGCGCTTCGGGCCACGATGCTGGCCAGCGGCTGGCAGGTCGAGGCCCTGTACGCGCGTGGGTACCGGGCGGCCGACGGCGAGGCCAGCGACATCGTCGTCGTCCGCGGCCAGCGGCTGACCAACCGCGAGCGCATGGTGGCGTCGTGGCGTGACGGGAAGTTCGAGCTCGGCTACCGTCTCACTCCTAGCCTCGGGCCGGTCAAGCTGAAGTCGGCCGAGCTGACCACCTATGCCAAGGCGCCGGTGCTGCAGTGCACGACGTGCGGGCTGCCCCCGCACGAACACCCGATGCCGGAGGACATGCCGGCGTGCTTCCAGGAGGACACATGACCATGCACCGACCGATCAGACCCAAGGACGTGAGGGTGGGGATGCACGTCCGCATCATCATGACCCGCCCGACCGTCTCCCAGGTCACCGAGGGAATCACCCAGGAGCCGTCCGACGCCTACTGGATCTACCTCGGCGAGATGCCCGAGCAGGTCACTGTGCACCGCGAGACGGCTGGCATGGTGGTCGAGGAGGTCGTCGAGCTGAAGGCTACGCGGAACCGCACCGTGCTGATCGACAACCGCGGCGAGAAGCAGGTGGTGGTCTGCGTCGGCGCCGATCAGTGGCTCAACGGCCAGACTTCCTGGACCACGAAGCAGGTCGAGGAGCAGTTCGACCGCGAGCTGTGGGATGGCGAGTCGTGAGTTTCGTCCTGAGCCAGGACTCCTTCGACGTGCTGATGGGCCACGCCACCGTCGAGCTGCCCGCGGTCGGCGAGCCCGCCACGGTCACCCGCTTCGAGCTGTCGAACCACTTGTTCATGGTCGCCAGCGAGACGTTCGTCTTCGCGGGCCCCGACGCGGTGCTGGCGTTCCAGCGCTACGCCCGCGGCCAGCGCGTCAGCGACCTCGACGTCACCTGCTGGCGCATCATGTCCACCAGCGACATCCAGCCCGCGGTCGAGGGCCAGCTGCCCAACCAGGGCGATGCCACCATGCACCTCATGCGTGCGCTGTAGCGATGACCACGTCAGCGTCGCAGCCGCGCTTCGAGGCCCAGTTCAACCACACTCCGAAGGAGGCCACCATGGACACGATCGGCAAGCTCCTGCTCGACGACGAGACCGGCCGCGTGCTGCGCGCCGACGACACCCTCGTCGTGAGCCAGCGCTACCTGGACACGCACCCCTACGTCGCCAGCTCGCGCGGCTCGGCCAGCTACTTCATCGGCCCCGACGCGCCGGCCGAGGTGCGCGGCGTGAGCAACCGTGGCGACTTCCTCGTCTTCGAGCCGACCCAGGTCGTCGACGGCCAGGTCACCCTGCAGAAGGTCGAGGCGAGCTGATGCCTGGCGGCGACCAGAAGCTGCCCAGCGAGGCGGCGGCCGAGTACCAACGGCTGATCGAGCTGACCGCGGCCGACCACCGTGAGCGACTGCGGCAGTTCCAGCAGCGCGAGCAGATCCAGTACCTCGAAGGCGGCGTACTGCCCCGAGCCACCGCTGGTCCCGACCTGCGCCCGGCTGGCCAGAGCTCGACGCGGCTCGACCCCGACAAGATCACGTTCGCCGCGTCCGTCCGCGAGAAGCTGCAGTACGACGCCGAGAACGGCGACCTGCTGGAGATGATCGAGGACCGCGTGACCGCGGTGACGCACATCCGCGCCCGCCTGCGTGAGCAGGCCCTGCGCGCCGTCCTGATCATCGAGCTGGAGAAGCTGGGCTACACCGTCATCTCGCCAGAGGTCTGACGTGGCGGGCGGCTGGGGGGGCTCGAACCGTAGCGACACGCTGCCTCCCGACTGGGACCAGCGCGTCGCCGCGGTGCGCGCCCGCTCCGGCGGGCGCTGCGAATGGAAGATCGACCCGAAGAACAAGAACTACCGGCGCTGCCCGAACGACGCCGACGGCGGGGTCGACCACTACAAGGGTCGGCTCAACCACGACATCGACGCCCTGCGCGACAGCTGCCACCGGCACCACAGCAGGAAGAGCAGTCAGGAGGGAAATGCGGGCAAAGCCGCTAAGGCTGCGCTACGCTACCGCCCGAAGGAAGAACACCCAGGGATGATCAAGAGGAGCTGATGCACATGGCCAACACGCTGGAGCTGACGATCAAGGTCAAGGTGCCGCTGACCATGGTGGACCTGTCGACGCGCGAGCTGACCAGCCGGGCGCACGACGAAATCGTCGATGCGCTCATCGCCGCCGGCACCACCACGGACATCGAGATCGAGGAGGTCTGACCATGGCCGGAACGCGCTTCAACCAGGGCGACCTCGCGCGAGAGGTCGAGGCCAACTACAACGCCCAGATCCAGAAGGTCGTCGACAAGCTGTTCGAGCAGCTGGAGGAGTCCCACGACAAGGCGCACGCGCTGTGGCGCACCGAGGCGGCCGAGCGCGTGCACCTGCTGCACCGCCGCATCCTGTCGGGGGAGGCGACCGACACCGAGCTGTCGCGCTTCAGCATCTCCTCGCCGCCCGACCCGTACGGCAAGAAGTACGCGGTGACCGACTTCGAGCGGCAGAAGGAGCGCCTGGAGGCCGCCCGCGACAAGGCGCTGGCCTACATCCGCTCGCTGGCGCCTGTCGACGTCGGCGGCCAGGTCGGCGACCCGATCCGCCCGAACATCGTCGAGGTCTCGGCCATCGACCTGAAGCGCATCGGGTACGGCGTCTGATGGCCTGGGTCGTCAAGCCGAAGCTGGACTACGCCGGCCGAGGCCGGTACCGCACCGACGGCATCAGCATCTACAAGGGCGACGAGGAGCTCATCGAGATCCCCGACGGCTTCGAGACCGATCTGGCCTCGGTGCCGCGGATCTTCTGGGCCATCGTGCCGCCCACGGGCCTCTACGAGGATGCCGCGGTGCTGCACGACTGGAACCTCACGGGCGGGCGCGGGCAGATCAGCTCGAACGACGCCGACGGGCTCTTCCGGCGCACCATGCGGGAGGCCGAGGTCCAGTTCATCCTGCGCTGGGTGATGTGGGCCGGGGTGCGCTGGGGCGCCCTGAAGAACCCGCTGCGCCGCGAGGGCTGGTGGCGCGAGTCGGTGCCCGTCGTCTTCATCACGCTGCTCGTCGTGCTCTTCGCGCTGGGCGGGCTCGCGCTGGCCAGCGAGGTCGTCGACTGGGTCACATGGTGGGACTGACCCCGACATGACGAGGCCCCTTCTACAAGCTGCAGAAGGGGCCTTCGTCGTTACTTCTTGGCCTGTTCGAGGCGCTTCCTCACCTCGGGCAGGCCGACGTCCACCGCCATGCGCACGACGTCCGCCTGGGCCAGGTCGTTCTCGTCGGCCAGCGCGAGGATCTCGTCCTTCTTCGGGAAGGTGAACGGGATGCTGATGGGGTCTGCGTACTGCCTCTGCCGTGCCATGTTGACTCCTATCGGTCGTTGGGCATAACCTTAGCAGGAACGTAGCGACGTTCGAGACGACCAGGAGGTCACCCATGAGCCACAGCGATGAGCAGAAGCAGCAGATCCTCGCCATGCAGAAGCAGGGCTTCAAGTTCGGCGAGGTCTTCTACGAGGCCGGACTGGAGATCAAGAGCTGGAAGGGCTGGTTCGGCTACAGCAACACGGGCAGCCCGAACGCCTTCGGCGGGAGCGCCGGCACCGACATGATGATCGGCATCCTGGACATCGACACCGTGCTCCACGATCAGGAGCAGATCAACATCCCGATGCGCCGGATCGTCGAAGTCCGCGTCGCTCCCACCCTGCCCTGATGGAGGCACGTCAGGGCACCTGGAAGGAGATTGGCCCGTCCGTCGTCCTCCGCGACCCCAGCCTGAAGCACTGGCTGGTGATCGACGAGGCGCCGCGAGCTGGCCAGCCAGCGCGGCCGGACGGGAAGCGCTTCCTGCGCATCCGCGGCCAGTGGAAGGAGGAGCGCACGATTGAGCGGCGTCCCGACGACGAGCCGGTCACGATCATGGAGGCCAGTGAGACCGAAGCCGTCATGCTCGCCGGCTTCAACACCCGGGAGGGCGGGCTGGCCGCCGCGGTCACCAGGCGGGAGAACGACAAGACCTTGCCGCTGCGCGCGATGAGGTTCCGCATGGACCCTGTCGATGTTGCTGGTAAGGGCGCCAAGGAGCGGATCCACTGGCATGTCGACGAGTACCACAGTGTCTACCTGGAGCCCTCGATGACGGCCAAGAAGGCGGCCGAGGCCCACGAGGAGATGCACGCCGCCGAGCACATGGAGATGTCCACCCCGCACCACCACGGAGGCACACGATGAACGAGTTGATCGAGTTCTGCAAGGCCGACCTGAGCGTCAACCGCTTCTTCACCATCAACGGGTCACTCGATCCGACCGGGCGCGAGCAGTGGAACGTCTCGGTCCACTTGGGTTACGGCTATACCTGCGACGGCGTCATCGTCGTGGACACCCACCGCTGGCTCGACCAGTACAGCAACACCATGGAGAGCGCGATCGAGGCCACGCTGCGCAACCTGAAGACCGTCCGCAAGATGGCCCGCCCGCCGAAGCGGCTCGACAAGGTGTCGGGCTGATGACCGCACAGGTCGACAAGGTCAGAGACGCCCTCCAGGCGGTCTGGCCGCAGGTCAAGGACGCCATCGCCGAGCAGATCGAGCGCGCCGGCAAGAAGCGCCTGTCGAGCATGCACCGCCGGATCGCCGAGCAGACCATCTGGGAGCTCGACCGCGCCGGCCGCCTGAAGACGTCCGAGGAGGAGGCCGTCGTCAAGGCGGCCATCGTCTGGCACCAGAGCTACAACGGCAACAAGCCCGAGGTCGAGGACGACGACCTTATCGAGGACGTCAAGCTCTTCGAGACCGTCGCAGAGCACTTGCAGTCTTAGCGGTCTTCCGCTACCGTTCCATCCACCGCACCGCATCGACCAGGAGGTCACCCATGGACATGAACCCGATCAAGTTCGCCCAGTCGGTCAGCGAGGCCCTCGGCCTGAAGAAGTCGTCGGCGGCCGAGGCCATCGGCGACCTGTCGCCCCGCGACGCCGCGCTGCAGGCGAAGAACCGCGGCCACCGCGCCGCCACCTTCCCGACCGGCTACGCCCGCAGCGTCCGGCGTCAGCGGCAGCGCGACCGGGCCCGCCAGCAGAAGCGCGAGCAGCGGAACTACCTGCGCAACCAGCAGGCCCGCGCCGACTTCTACGACACCGCCGGCCCGCTCGCCGAGATCTACTTCGGCACGCGGCCGGTGCGCCCCGAGACGCGGGCGGCCATCGTCTCCCGCGTCGAGGGGCAGGCCCGCAAGGTGGTCGCCGACACCCTGGCGGCCGACCCGAAGGCGAAGATCACCTTCAGCACGGCGCTCGCCCAGGTCGAGGCCGGGATGCGGGACAACGTCGACCAGTTCCACGCCCTGTGCGCCCAGCGCGAGGAGCGCGAGCTGCGCTTCCGGCTCGGCACGAAGCGCGGGGAGGCCGCGGTCAACGCCCGCTTCGCCGCCGACGAGCTCTCCCGCGAGGCCCAGGAGATGGGCCTGGACGACCTGCGTCCGGTGATCGGCTGATGCTGCTCGCCGTCTACCTCCTGCTGCTCGCAGGGTTCCTGCTCTTCCTCAACCTGAAGTCGGGCAGCGCGTTCAGCAAGCGCGCCAGCTACTGCGGCATGTGGCTGGCCATCATCGGCTCGGTCGTCGTCGCGGTGAAGGTGGGGGTCTGATGACCAAGATCGTCAGGCTCACCGCCGAGAGCTTCAAGCGGCTCGTCGCCGTCGAGATCGAGCCCACGGGCAACGTCGTCACCATCTCCGGCCGCAACGGCGAGGGGAAGACGTCGGTCCTCGACGCCATCTCCGCGGCACTGCTCGGGGAGCGGGCCTTCAAGCTGGAGAAGCCGATCCACGAGGGCGCCGACGAAGCGGTCGTCGAGGTCGACCTGGGTGACTTCGTCGTCCGCCGTCGCTGGCGGGGCGAGCGGTCCCAGCTGGAGGTCACGCTGGCCAGCGGCGCCGCGGTGCCCAAGCCCCGCCAGGTGCTCGACGACCTCATCGGTCGGCTGTCGTTCGACCCCCTCTCGTTCGCCCAGGCCGAGGCCAAGGAGCAGCGGCGGATGCTGCTGGAGGTCGCCGGCCTCACCGCGGCCGACGCCGAGATCCAGGGCAAGCGGCAGACGGCCTACGACGCGCGCACCCAGCACAACCGCGACGCCAAGCGGCTGAAGGCGCAGCTCGACGGGCTCCCCCGCCCTGCACCCGAGCTGTCCACCGCCGAGAAGGTCGACATCAGCGCGGTGGCCGTCGAGCTGTCCACTGCCAGCCGGGAGCTCGACGAGTTCCTCCGGCTGCGCACGCAGGTCGCCTCGGTCGATGCCGAGATGGTCAGCCTGCGCGAGCGCCTGGCCAGCCTGGAGCAGACGCGCGAGGGGATGGTCGCCCGCGGTCGAGAGCTGGCGAAGAAGAACCTGCCCCCGCGGGTCGAGGAGCTGCAGCTGCAGCTCGGTAACGCCCAGACCATCAACGAGGCAGTCGAGCGGCGCCTGCGCCGCGAGGAGGTCGCGGAGGAGGCGAAGGCGTCCGAGGCCGCGGCCCGCAAGGCGACAGAGATGATCGAGGAGGCGGACGCGCGGCGCCAGGAGCTGCTGGCCAGCGCCGACCTGCCGATCGGTGGCCTCGGGGTCGACGACGACGGCGTGCTGCTCAACGGGCAGCCGTTCAGCCAGGCGTCGGCCGCCGAGCGGTTGCGCACGTCGGTCGCCATGGCCATGGCCATGAACCCCCGGTTGCGCGTCATCCGCATCGCGGACGCGTCATTGCTAGACTCTTCCAACCTCGCGCTGATCTCTCAGATGGCCGAGGACAAGGACTTCCAGGTGTGGCTGGAGGTCGTGGACGAGTCGAAGCAGATGGGCTTCGTCATCGAGGACGGACAGGTGACCCACCGTGGCTGATGGCCAGACCGAGAAGCCCGCGCTGCTGAAGGCCGGCGAGCGGGTCGAGTACCCCGAGGTGATGAAGTTCCAGCTCGGGGGGGAGCGGATGAACGAGCAGGGCACGGTGGTCGACGTCGTCAACGGCGAGGCCAGCGCGCTCCAGATCGTCTTCTCGAAGCCGGACAGCTACATGGCGCTGCAGGACGACGCGGTGCCCGTTCGCATCGACTACGTCATCGTCGGCGAGCGCCAGGTCCCTGTCCGGCGGGCGCCGTGAGCGCGCCCGCCGCGGCGAAGGAAAAGCTCCAGGTCGTCGAGGCCAACACGCTGGTTCTGCACACAGCTTTCATCAACGGCGAGACGTTGTGGACCTGGCAGCTTCAGAGCGAAAAGGGCGAGGTCGTTGCTCGCGAAACGGTTTCGCGGGACATCGAGCGACTGGTCGTACTGCTGTGCTCGGTCTTCGACCTGAAGGCCACCCCCGAGCACTACCTGTCCCGCATCCGTAACCGCACGCTGCGCGAGGTCGAGTCGGCCAGCCGCAAGCGCTGGTTCGACGTCCGCTTCGAGGAGGTCTGATGAACAAGCGCATCGAGGTCTACCGCGATGCCGCGGGCGAGTTCCGCTGGCGATTCAGGGTGGCCATCAGCAGGACGGTCGCCGAGTCGGGCGAGGGCTACACCGAGCTCGCCGGCCTAGAGAGCGCCCTGCTGATCCTCTGGCCCACAGCCGACCCCTGGTACGAACGTGGACGCCTGAGCGGCGTTTGCAACGCGGTCGGCTATCTCCCCATCGAGTACCAGCTATGAGCACCGCCCCCACAGTCCCCGACTACGATCCGCTGGCCGCGGCGCCGCACCCCGAGGAGGGTCTGCGCCGTGGTCGGCAGGGCCGCCCGAAGCTGATCCCGCGCGGCCTGAGCACGCGGGTCGAGTACACCCGCGCAAGCTCACTGTCGGACTACATCTCCGGCGGCAACGAGTGGGGCCTGAACCGCTGGCAGAAGCGGCTGATCATCCGCGGCGCCGGCATCCGTCCCGACCTCGCCCGGATGGCAGCGGCCGAGAGCTACGAGCAGGCACCGGGTACCGAGAAGGACGTGCTGTACCGCGAGGCTGGCCAGAACCTGGACAGCTACGTCGACCAGGCCATCGAGGCGGCCGGCGGGCACGAGAAGGCGAACTGGGGCACTGCTGTCCACTCGCTGGTGCGCCCCGGCAGCCAGGGCATCATCGCCGAGGAGGACGTCGAGCTGCGCAAGTCGGTCGAGGGGTTCCACGCCGCCATGCGGGGGATCGAGATCGTCGGCTCGGAGCTCTTCATCGCCAACGACGAGGTGCTCGCCGCGGGCACCTTCGACGGCGCCCTGGACATCCCGCTGATCAACGGGGACGGCAGCGAGGGGCAGCCCGACAACCTCGTCATCGGCGACTGGAAGACCGGGCAGCCGCACATCGTCGAGCACGTCGTCCAGCTGGCGGTCTACTGCCGTGGCGAGCTGTACGACGCGGCCACCGACACCCGCCAGACCTTCGAGGAGCACTTCGGCCGGCCGATGCGCACCGACGTCGGCCTGGTGGTCCGCATCCCGCCCGAGCTGGCCAACCACCCCGACCCGAGCAAGCGGGTGAAGCTGCTGCTGGTCGACCTGAACGAGGGGTGGCGGCTGGCGAAGGTGGCGGCCTACATTCGGCAGATGCAGAAGGAGCAGAGCCTGGGCGTCGTCTCCACCCTCGACCCGCGCGAGCTGGCCAGGGCTCGGGCTCGGCGGGAGATGATCGCGCTCGGCCCCGACGTCACTCGCCCCGGCGCGCTCGGTGCGATCTACAACCGCTGGATGAGCGACTGGACCGACGAGCTCACCGAGTTCGGGCGCGGCCTCGTGGCGGCTGGAGCATGACGAGCTGTCCCGATGCCATCTACGGCATCCACGGGCTGACCGATGCACGGGGGCGCTGCCCCTACTGCGGGCACAAGGTGGAGGGCGCCCAGCCGTTCGGTCCGGATTCCCAGAAGCGTGACCAGGCAGCCCGCGCTCAGGATCCGCTCTCCATCGACGGCCCCGACGAGGCCGACTACCTGGACGGTTGGGGATGAGCGGCCTGCCGTTCGAGCCCATCACCCCGCCGCGGGCCGCCGCGAGCCGCCGCGGCTTCCCCCTCGTGCAGTTCGGGGGCTGGTCGCTCATGGAGCACCCCGACCTGCGTTACGACGAGGTCATCCCCGACCGCGCGGCAGGCGTCGCCCTGGTCGGAGAGATCAAGCACGTCGCCTACCTGATGGACATCCAGGCCCTGAAGAAGGCGATGCGCGACGACCTCCGGCGCACGCTGTCGGAGTTCGCCGCTAGAGTGGGGGTTGCATACCCGCTAGAAGACCGCTAAGGTCAGAACCGCAACACGGACGCCAACGGAAGCCACGAGAGTCAGGACAGTCACATGACGCAGAGCCCGAACCCCCTGAACGACCCGAACTACGACCCGCTCGCCAGCTTCGACAAGCGGCCGGCGGTCAGCTTCGACCCCAGCCGCGTCTCCGAGATCACCGGCGAGCCCGGTCACTCCATGGGCCAGTGGGTGCAGCTGGAGGTCGACGGCTACGCCCAGATGGTGCAGCGCCGCGACCCGAAGACGAAGGCGCTCATGGCCTACGAGGACACCGGCAAGCCGATGATGTCCATGGTCATCGCCGTCAAGGAGAAGGGCGTCGACAAGTCGCTCTGGTCGAAGGTGCCCGGCGGCCTGCTCACCGCGCTGCGCAATGCCCAGAAGGAGCTCGCCGAGACCACGGGCGAGGCCGACCGCCGCATCCGTCCCGGTGACCTGCTCGCCGTCCGCTGGGCGGCCAACGGCCAGAAGACCAGCAACGACCCGATGATGAACGCGCCGAAGATCTTCGAGGCCAAGGTGCGCCCCGGCGTGCTGCCGGCCCCGAAGGGCGAGGCGGACCCGTTCGAGTCGGCGGCGAGCCAGCCCGCGGCTCCCGCTGCGCAGCCGGTCCAGCCCGCCCCCCAGGCCGCAGCCAGCGACCCCTGGGCGAGCACCCCGGCCCCCGCGGTCGGCGGCGACCCCTGGGCCACCCCGGCAGCTGCCCAGCAGCCCGCCCAGCCCGCCGCTGCGGCCCCGGCACAGCCCACTGCTGCCCCGGCACTCGCCGCGGCTGCGCCGGTCACGGACGACCCGTTCGCCATCCCGGCGAGCAGCTCGGACGAGCCCCCGTTCTGAGCCTGACGGGGGCCGGCTGCCGACCAGGCCCGGCCCCCGTCAGTACCACCCCTGATTCCCGTACGTCCCACATCGCACAGAGAGAGGTACCGCCATGCCCCGTGGAGTCCCCAACACCAAGTCCGCCCCCGCCGAGACCGGCGCCGCCACCGAGCGCAAGACGCGCGTCACGGTGACCCCGCTGGAGAAGGCCCAGAACGAGGCCGTCCGCGCCTACGAGAAGCTCACCGCCACGCGCGAGGAGCAGGAGGCCATCCGTCTCCGCTTCGGCGAGCTGGAGCGGCTGGAGGCGTACCAGGAGCGCCTGCTGGGCACCACCCAGCTGCACCCCGACCTCCCGGAGGGGTTCAACGTCGTCGAGTTCCTGAAGGCGCAGGAGGAGGCGCTGGCAGCCGGCCCGCACCAGGGTGACGGGGAGCCCGCGGACGGCGCCCCGCCGCACGAGGACGCTGGCGCGGTCACCGACCCCGCGGTGCAGTCGCCGGAGCAGCTGGTCGCCACCAACACGGGTGAGGTCGTCGCCACCGCGCCGACGCCCGCGCCGGCCGCCGACCCCGACGGCGACCCGGACGACCCGTTCGCCGGTCTCTGATCTCCAGCTCCACCCCCGCCGCCCCGCAGCTCCCGCCAGAGCTGCGGGGCGGCTCCCGTACATCAGCGAGAGGACTGACGGTGGCCGCCAAGAAACCCTGCAAGCAGCCCGACTGCGAGCTCCCGAAGTTCAGGCAGTACCAGCGGTGCATCTGGCACTGGCTGATGACCCAGCCGATAGACGAGCAGGTGCGTTACGCCACTCATCGGCTGAAGGTGGCCAGCGAGCGTGAGGGCTACGTTGAGCGGAAGCGGGTCCCGCAGCCCGAGTGGCCAGCGGGCAAGCGGTGGTGCTCGGGCTGCCAGTGGTGGGTCCCGCTGTTCTACGTCTCGGGCAGTCGGTGCAAGGCGTGCAACTCGCGGGCGAGCTATGAGAGTCGCCTGGCGAAGACGTACGAGATCACCCCGAAGGAGCGCGACGAGCTCCTGGCCTTCCAGGGCGGGCGCTGTGCCATCTGTGGGCGGGTGACGAAGAAGCGGCTGGCCATCGACCACGACCACAAGAGCAACGAGGTGCGCGGGCTGCTGTGCGCGGACGACGAGTGGGGCTGCAACGTCTCGCTGCGCAAGCTGCTCAACGACCCCGAGATGGCGCGGCGGGCCTACGCCTACGTGCTGCAGCACCCCTTCGAGCGCATGAAGGCGGGCCTGCCGGCCATCGCTACCGGCTGACGCGCGGGGGTCGCGGTTCGTAGCCGGGGCCCGTGATGTCGTCCTCGATCGGGTTCCGGCGACTGAAGCCACCCTGGTAGCCGATGACCACCTTCAGCTGACGCAGGATGGCCATGTCCGCGTAGCCGATCAAGAGCACCAGTGCGATGGCCCGACCGTCCCAGTCCGGCCAGAGCACGCGGATGAGCGCGTAGAGGTAGATGGCCAGCACGGCGCTCTTCATCTGCACGAACGCCTTGCTGATCCCGTTCTCCCGCCAGGGCATGTACCGCATGTAGCGGTAGAGCAGGTAGAAGATCGACAGCAGGCCGATCACGAACAGGATGACCGAAAGTGCGTTGATCACGCTCGTCGCCTCCCTTCGCTGAGCACGCCGGCAAGGGCCATGGCGTAGTGGTTGACATCTCGGGACTGATCGAGCGAGCGGCCGGCCTGCGCTGCGCGAGCGCGCAACGCACGAGCCTCGGCCAGCTGCTCTTCGGTGCGCACGCGGGCCGCCTGCGCCTCCTGGGAGGGCTGGGCGGGCTCGCGCTTCGCAAAGGGCCAGATGCTCACGGCGTCGTCTTCTCCTCATGCGCAGCGAAGGCTGCAGCTCCCATCGCTTGGATGGACCGTAGCGCATGATCAGCGGATTCGACGAAGGGGATGACCACCTTGATGGCCGCAGCCAGCTCGTTGTTCACAGCCTGCTGTCCCTGGAACAGCTCACGGTAAGAATCCCGATCCGCACGAACCTCGTCGTGCTGCTTGGAGGGGACCACGTCCCCCTTCAGCACCATGCGCAGGATGAGGAAGCTGAGCAGCAAGAAGGCGCCCCAGCCGCTCAGATCCGCCAACGGGAGGTCGCCGATCAGATCGGTCAGCACCCTGGTCCCCCATCTCGCTCAGCGGTCAACCGAGAGTACATCACGCACAACACAGCGCCTCCCTCATGTGCATCGAGGGAGGCGCTGTGTCCATGATCACCTGTCGTTGTCGGCCGGGCGACTGCGCTTCCACCAGGCGACGCAGTACATGGCCAGGGTGGCGAACGCCGCCCCTTCGCCGGCGGTCATCGGGATGTCGAAGCGTCCGGCGGTGAACAGGACGGCGCTGGCCAGCGCGCCCGCCAAGGTCCCGGCTGCGACCTTGGCTGTCGGAGTCCCGTCGCGCTGCTCGGTGCTGGGATCGTGCATGCTGGCCACGGCTCTTCAGCCCTTGTGGACGGCCAGGGAGGTGCCGTCGAGCAGCTCCTTGACCCCCTCGACGACTGCGGCCACGTCGGTCGGCGCCGGGGTGCCGACCTGGAGGTCCTTCAGCTGGGCCTCCAGTGCCCCCAGGCGCTCCAGGACGACCGCGACGGCGCCGCCGGCGGCCACCGCAGCATCGGCACCGCGCTGAGCCTGGGCGGCCCCCGTGCGGGCCCAGCCGGCGACCGTGTCCTTGGCCGGGAAGTGGGTGCCGGGGACAGCGAGGAGTTCCTGCCGGACCTCCTTCTCGGTCTCGCGGGAGATGTTGAGGTGGGTCATGCGCCGCGGGCCCTTGGCGGGGTTCTTGGGGTCGAGGGGGACGCCGTCCCACAGGTCGTGACCGCGACCCTCCTCGTCCAGCTTGCCGCCGGGGCGGATGTCGCCGCCCATGTCCTGCTCCAGCACGCGGACGCCCATGTCGACGCTGCGGTTCATCTTGGCGATGAGGGTGTCGAGCTTGACGAGGACGTCGTCGATCTGCGCCACGGTGATGTCTCCTGTCGCGAGGGTCCAGAGGCCGCGACGGAACGCGGCCATGTCGATGGTCTTGCCCGGTGCGTAGCCGGGGTCCCACTTGCCGGTGATGCTGGTCTCCATGTGTGCCCGCACCCACTCGGGGCTCGGGCGGCCCAGGATGTCGCTGATGACCTTGCCCAGGATCTGGGCGCTGCGGTACGCCGCGTCGCTCATGGGAGACGATCCGGGGTACATGATCTCGTGGCCCCACATGAGCTTGTTGAACAGCCCCGTGGTCGGCAGCGGCCCCATCGAACGACCGCCCGAGGCGCCGGCGTGGTTCGCCGGGTGGTCTGCGATGATGTGGATGCCGCCGTTGTCGAAGCCGGCGCTGTTGCACAGCGGCCCGCCCAGCGGCGGGGAGACTCGACCGTTGACGAGATCGTTGGTACGGGTGTTCAGTCTGCCGCCTCCCGTGTGGTGCACGGAGAGGCCCGAGTAGTTCGAGGTCTGACCGTTCCCGCGGATCTCGTGGTCGGGCTCGAAACTGACGGGCACGCCGTAGCGCCGCAGGCCCTCGGCGACGGCCTTGGCGAAGACGACGCTCACGGCTCCAGCCTCCCCAGCATGTTGTTGAGCTCGGCGTCGATCTCGTCGAGCTTGGCGTCGTCGTCGGCCGGTGTCCAGGCTACCCAGCTCGGGCGCTCTTCGGCGTCGGGGTCGTAGTCGGGGCGCAGGTAGGGTGCCTGCGGCTCGGCATCGAGCGTGCCGTGCACGACGACCTCGCCGGTGTCAGGGTTGCGCACGGCGTACACGTTGACGTCTTCGGCGTGCGTGGTCGGATCGTCGTCGCTGTCGGCGATCGACGCCAGGTGGTCACGGACGTGTGCCTTGGTGGCATCGAGCGTCTCGTCGGACGGGTCCACCCCGGCTGACCTGCTGTAGGGGGCGAGCATGGCGATCCCTTCGCTATGGTATCGCTCAGCCTACACTACGCCCGGAGCCAGACTGCGGAGAACTTCGTCCAGCCGGCCACCATCTGGAGCTCGCTGCCCGTGTCCTGGTAGCAGAGCGCGCGGATCACCGCGCCGGCCGACAGGAAGCGCGTCGTGCCCACGGTGAGGGTGACGTTGCCGGTGTAGTTGGCTGGCGGCTCGTTGTCGTCGGCCGCCAGTGGATCTCCGTTGGCACCGTTGAGCGTCAGGGCGCCGTACCTTGCCCCGGTGGCAGCGATCGGAGACCAGCGGTACATGGCAGTGATTGCCCAGATGCCCGCCCTGTTCAGCGTGAACTTGTGGCCGATCCCGGACTCGTCGATCTCGCGCTTGACGATGTCGGTCTCCCGATCGGCGACACCGAACGCCAGGTAGCGGTTCGTCTGGTTCGGGATGGCCTGACCGACCGAGGAGATGTAGTGACAGTCGGAGCGGGTGGACGGCGCGATCCCTCCGCCCGCATCCTGATAGGGCACCCACAGCGTGTCGCGCACCCAACGATAGAAGCAGTTGGTAGCCGTGACGTAGGCGACCAGTGCGGAGTAGGGGGCGACTACGGTGGACAGGTCTGCTTCGACTGCCACCGTCACGCGGTCGCCCACGTAGCGCCAGATGGCACCGTCCCACCAGATCATGCGCTTGGTGTCGACCTCGAAGACCATGAGGTCGGAACGACGTGCGACCCCGGTGGGACGCGTCGCACTGGTGGCAAGAGTGATGTTGCCGCCCGCCGGGCGCCAGTCACCACCGCCAGTAACAGTTACGTCCCACCAGAGCAACTGGCCGGTCTCGGAGTCGCGGGTGAGCATGCCGTCGAACGGCTGCGAGGGCCGCGTGGTCGACGTCGATCGCACAGCGCCCAGCGCTCGGTCGATGAGGTCGGTGTTGGCGTTGACCACGCCAACGTCGTAGTCCTCCTCGGGCGCGGGCTTGACGAGTCGCGCACGACTACTGGTGATCGACATCAGTCCTTCTTCCTGTCCTTGATGCGACGAGCTTCGCTCAGGATGACGTCGTCACGAGCTGGACCACGGCGAGTTCGTCGAACTGTCGCACGTTCGCGCTCGCGCGTGACGATGGTACGACGTGCGTCAACGTGCTCGGCCCGACGGGGGCAGTGCTTCTTCATCAGCTCGATGGGATCGTTCCCGTCGCTGTCGACGATGACAGTGAGGCCGTTGCCGGCCGCCTTGACCCGCTCGAACACCTCCGGCTCCTCGACCTTGACCTTGGCACCCTTACCTGCAGGCTTGGTCGGGGTCTTCTTCGCTCGCCTCAACTGCCCCTTGCCCTTGCTGGCGCGGATCTGGCCCACGTAGACGTCACGCGCCTCGGCGATGGTGGGCGCGAGAGCCAGGCCGGCTTCGTCATCCATCTTGGGCAACGCCGAAAAGGGCTCCCGGAGGATCATCTCCCAGACCTCGTCGTCTTCCAAGTCGTCAAGCTCGTACTCGGCGATGCGCCACTCCAGTGCATCAGTGGGCACGACCATCGCGGTGCGCGTGGTAACCCCCGTGCTCGCATCGGTCACGTCGAGCGCGAGCACCCACGCCTGCGAGCCGTTCGGGTTCTCGCATAGCTCAGCGTTCAGCACGGTGATGTCCATGTCACCCTCTCACGGAATCCGCATTGCGATGTAGTTGACTCGAACGGCCCGAGCGTTGGTGTAGGCCACCGTGAATCCAGCATTCCACTCTCTGGTGATGGCCCAGGCGTCAGGAGGGCCGAAGCCATCGTAAATCGTAGCAATGGTGACCATGCGAGTTACCATCGTCGCACCATAGTTGATGTTGAGAGATCCAAACCCCGCAGCAACATCCCAGCGATCGACGAACAGAGCGCCTTGACCGCCAGCAGCATCCGAGGCGTCGAACATGCCCCGGAAGCGATGCACTCCATTCGAGTCGATGGAGTGGTAACCAGCCCACTCGCCGTCGTCGGAGTTGCCGGTGTCCTTGCGGATTCCGAGAGTAATAGCATCCTCGGTCATCATCAAGTTGCCGCCGACTCGCCCCCACTCCCCATTGAAGCCCGCCAGCTCCATGCCGGGCGCGTCGGTGGGATCATCGGGCTGGTCAACATAGACAGCCTTGAGCCAGAAAAACTGATTGCTACCGGCGACGGGATAGAACCGTTGCTCATTCTTCTCTGGATCAATGACGATGCGCGCCTGGTTCGGTCCTCCAGTTTCCAGTCGACCACGAATGGTGGTATAGCCATTTGGGCCACCCGCCCAGAAGGTCAACTCATCCTTGTCGTTGTAACAGTAGAAGCCATTATCTCCGGTCATGTACGAACGGTTCGTACCTGCCGTGGTACCCGTGCGAAACGATCCCGAAATGGTGACAATGGATCGGATGGTTCCAGCAGTGATCTTCGTGGCAGAAAGTTCGGAGATGTGCGCACTGTCGACGAGGGTGGCGCTGGCCTTGGTGGGCTCAGATGCAGATGACCTCTTGCCGGCATTGTTGACTGCGACGACCTTGACGAACACCTCACCCGCGTTGGCGATACTGAAGCTGCCGATCGCGGGGATCTGTCCGTTGATCAGACCGGCACCGATCATGAGCTTGCCGATCATCGTCCCACCGTCGGTCGGTGGTCGAGAGACGGGGATGAACAGCGGCTCGTACTCGGCATGCACTTCGAGGTGGTGCAGGTCGAGCGGAAGGTTGAAGGTGCCGCCCTCGGCACGCCCGAGAGTGTGCTGCACCATGATGGCGAGGGGGTTGCCCGCCACCTGCGGGGGCGCCGGCGTGCTCGGCGTCGACAGACCGGCGCTGGTCACCAGCGTGGCGGGCAGCGACCAGCCGCCCATGTTCGGGGGGATTCCCGTGTCCACGCCGCGGACCTGGAACTCGTACTGCGTGCTGGGGTCCAGGCCCTGCAGGAGCGTCGAGGTGACGTCAAGGGCCACGCGGGCGTACTGCCAGGAGCTCACCGTTGTCGGCCCGCCAGGCAGTGGGCTGCGGTGGGTCAGGAGGTCCTGGTGACTGAAGGCAGACATCTCGACATGGCTGGCGCTGCGGAGGATCGGGATGGCCACGATCCGGTAGCGGATCTCCCAGAAGGCGAGGTCGTCGATGATGGAGCCGTCGGTGTTCTGGGGCTCCAGCCAGTCCAGCTGCACCTGGGCGCGGACGGCACCGCCACCCTCGTAGGTGGAGTGCAGGAACGGGGACTGCCAGATCGGGACGCCGGGGATCGTGCTGTTCGCGGTGCTGCCTGCCGACGCAGGGGAGACGGGGCCAGCCACCGCGCTGGGCGCAGACAGCTTGCCCGACAGCGTCCGGGTGCGCACCCAGACGTAGTAGCTCCCCGGTGCCACGGCGACGAGCGCGTGGCCGCCGCGAGGGGTCTCGATCGTTGTGGCCGGCGGCAGCACCGAGGCGTAGGAGGGGTCTGTGGAGACGTGGATCTCGAAGCGAGCGAAGTCACTCGGGGCGACCACGGATTCACCGCCGACGAACAAGCCGGTCACCTCGATGTCGAGGCCCCCGACCGCGGGCTGCACGTTGGCCACGAGAGGGACCGGAGGCACGGGCCCACTTACGGTCTGAGCCATGATCGAGCCGTCGAACTGCCGGCCGATAACTGCGCCCAGCTGGGGCAGGAGTTCGCTCGGATCGTTCGGGTTCGGCACGAGAACGTAGGCGTTGAACGCCGCGTCCTCCAGTGCCGTGTGGGGCAGCTGGGGGGTGCGCGCGCGCTCAGCCTTGCGGAGCTTGGCGATGTCTCGACCGAGCTGCTTAAGGTCGCTCATGCCGCCGCCTTGTCCGAGCGCTTGATGGTCACCGTGGCGTCGCTGCTGCCGTCAGGGGTCGAGCCGATGGCCAGGATGCGGAACCACAGAGTAGCCGAGACCCAGTCGTCCTCGATGACGATGAGGATCTCGTCGCCCACACGGTAGGAGCCTCGCGGGGCGTGGGGGTGGTCGCTGATGACGACCTGCGTGACGTCCTCGATGAGCAGACGGCTGGCCAGCTCCCGGTTGGCCCGAGCGGTTGCCTTGGCCAGAGTGTTGCACTCCTTGTCCGAGACGGTGGCCACGCGGCGCAAGCGACCTCTGCGCGGCCCCTGGACGAGGGTGTGCACCATGTCGCGACCCTCGCCGGCCCCGAGCACCATGACGCCGTTGGCGTAGTCGTCGCCCGTGCGGCTCACGGTGGGCGTCTGGTGGATGTTCTCGCCGACGGCGAAGCGGTTGTCCAGGCGTCGGCCGCGGCGTGGGTACTCCAGCTCGATCCGCATCTCGAACGTCCCGGCGTCCTTGTCCAGCCAGGTCGTCTTCTCGTGGTAGTCGAACGGGGTGTCCTTGGCGAGGCTGTCCTGCTCGTTGCCGAGGTCGTCGGTGACGTACCAGGCCAGCTTCTTGGGTCCCGCCTCGAAGGCGACCATCTGACCAGCCTGCGTCTGGAACTGGACGTTCTCCAGCTGGGTGCCGATGCGCACCGGGGATGTCGTGCCGTCCAGGACCACGCCGAGGTTCCCGCCAGGCTGCGCCTGCAGGTGGCTCCAGATACGTCGGTAGACATCAAGGGGGTCGACCCCTACGCCGTACCAGCTCTCGGTGTACGGCATGCCCTTAGGGTACGTGCTGAAGCCCAGACAGCTCAGGCTCCAGTCGGGCCCAGCGAACTCTGAGTTGACCACGATGAAGGCGCCACCGTCTTCGAGCCGCCCATCGACCTCGGCCAGGATGATCGTGCCCCACTCGTCCAGGAGAGGCCGGCCATCCTCGGCCTTCAGGCGACCGATCTCCACCGGGATGCTGGCGTTCAGCTGGCAGGGGCCGGACAGCACGTCGGTGTGCTGCACGTCGAACAACGGGACGTCCCAGTCGAGGTAGACGCCGGGACCCTCGCCGTCGATCCGTTGCGCGATGTAGCGCCAGGACGACCCGGGCATCAGACGACGCGTTCGTGGAAGACGACCTCGATGAGAAGCTGAGCCCAGCTCCTCATCGACAGAACCCCGATCCCGGTCTCGGCCCAGAGCGCGACGGGCTGGACGGTGCCGGCGAACTTGCGGCAGTCGAGGTTGATGCTCGGGATGATGTAGGTGTGCCGGATGCCGTCGGAGGTCACGGGGTCCTTCTCGTCCCAGATCACCGGAGGACCGAAGACGCGCTGGGAACCCGCGCCGATGACGTTGTTGAAGCTGCCGACGGTCTCGCCCGAGTAGTTGATGGCCTGAGACATCGTGGTCTTGATGGTGACCTGGCTGGCCCACTCGGGAACGAAGAACTGGGGGGCGAAGCCGCTGAACTGCCGGAAGCTCGGTGCGGCGGCCTTGACGTGGTCGACGTTGAGGTCCGATGCAGCTGCATGCTCGGGGTGGTTGCGCGCGTTGGCCAGCTTCCGGAGGTCGACGATCGTGCCGCCGGGTCCGTTGCCGATCTGGCTGTTGCTGGCCTGCTGGTCGACTCGGCAGATTTCGGTCATCGAGCGGGGGAGCCCGAGCTGACTGGCCTTCGTGATGGCCAGCGATACGCCCTCGATCACCGAGGTGACCATGGGCTGGAAGCTGACCATGTCGGCCACGGGGTCGCCGACGTACTGGGGGTCGATGACCTCGCCGACCACGAGGTCGCTCCGGCCGCCCGTGGAGCTCGTGGGACGGATCGGGACGTCTTCGAGGATCGGGAGTCGACCGTAGTAGCTCTGGGCGCCCCCGGCGTTGCTGAAGCGGTTGCGGACCACTAGCGCACCGGGGTCCAGGGTGATCCCCGCGCCGGCCTGGGCGCGAGGGCGCGGCTTCAGGTCGCCGCCAAGGATGATCCCCTCACCACCCTGGCTGGCCACGTAGGCGACGAGCCGCCCGACCTCGGCGGCGTGCCGCTTGCCGCGGACCATCCACGTCGAGTTGTCCCAGTTCGTCATCCCGCCACCTCCTGCAGTGATCCGCTCGCCGTCGGCCAGGTTACCGTGCACGTAGCGGTGTTGGTCGGATCATCCCCGGTGAAGGTGAGATCGTGCGCTCCCGGTTCCAGCAGGATCTTGGCCATCTTCGGGCCGCGATACCAGCCACCCACTGACGCCCCCCCGTCGAGCAGGATCGTTCGCCTCCAGGGACGGGTGTCCAGGGTAGCGGACCTGTCGTAGGCCAGCGTGCCGTCGAGCATGAACTTCCAGACACCCTCGTCGATGGATAGACCGGGGCGGTAGACGGGCCCCTTGAAGGTGATGGTGCACCACGTGGGCTCGTCGCCGCCCACGATGATCCGGCTGGTGCGCTGCCCCTCGGCCGCGGCGAGTTCGATCGGGACGTCGAAGCCGTCCTCGTGGACCATGAAGCCTTCGTCACTGGTCTCCGCGGTGAGGGTCAGCTTGACGCTCTCCTCGTGCTCGGAGTAAGTCAGCCCGTCTGAGCAGTCGAAGTCGGCCGTGATGGCAGCGACCCCGTTGAGCAGGAGGTTGCTCATGGGCGCAGAGAAGCTACCCGGGCGACCGGAGATCCGACGGGTCACGCCTTTCACGAGGCAGTAGCGGAGCTCGACGACCTCGCCGGCCCGCTCGCGGATGCGCCCGGCCCGCCACGCCTTCTGCAGCTGCGACAGGTGCCGCAGGGCAGACTCGACATCCTCCCCGTCCGTGTAGAGGCTCCAGCTCCACGTTGGCGCCGCCTGCCGGTCCTTGCCGAACAGGCGGGCTCCGTCGGTGGGCATGTCCTGGCTCTGGGTGCGCCAGGACATGCCACCAGGGGCGAAGCCGTCGTCCTTCGTGAAGAAGGGCGTGTCGATGCCGAAGACGACGCCCTCCAGCTCGAACTGGAAGGGCTCCAGGTCGGTCATCCGATCTCCTCTGCCCAAACGCCGCCGTGCTCGATGGACCGGATGGTGTGGTCGACCGCGCCAGCGATCTCTTCGGCGGTGCTCTTGGGAGGCATCATAGGCAGGTTGATGGTGGTCCTGCGCCCGCCCTCGCTGTCGGCGATGCGCTCGATGTTGTCGAGCTGCTGCGGGTTCAGCGATGCCTCGGGCTGACGGGTGGCGTTGTAGATCAGGTTCCAACCCGGGTCGATGGTGCCGCCGTCGTCGTGCAAGTAGGGGGTCATCCCCGCACCGTTGATCAGTCCAGCGATCGAGCGCTCCTCGATCGGCCCGCCGTCCGCATACCAGTGCGGGGTGCGAGAGTTCCACCGACGATAGGCGGTCACCGGGTCACCGTAGGCGTCCTCGATGTAGTTCAGGCCCCACTCGGCCTGGCCGACGGCAGTCTTCTCGACGGGTCCGTGCAGAGAAGTCATCTTCTGGAGCAGGCCGCGGGCCGAGCTGGTCGGGTTGGCCGCGTTCATGTTCCAGCCCGACTCGCCCTGGATCAGGTTGGAGAGCGCGGTCCATTGGGCGCCGGAGCCCCAGCCGTAACGATCGGCAACGCCGCGAACCTGCTCCTGAACGCCACCCTTCGCCTTCTTCATAACGACGTCGTTGTCGTCACCCAAGCCGACTGTCCCGAGGATGCCGTCGCCGATGGATTCCAGCGCGTTGCCGGCGGCATCGAGCAGACCGCTCACGATACCGACCAGTCGATCCTTGGCCATGTCGGCGACACCGAAGGGAATGTTGAGCAACATCTGACCGACTTCGGTGTCACCCAGTGAGCCCGCTGCCCCAGTGACCATGTTCCGCAACGTGCCCAGCGGGTCCCCGAGGAAGGCGCCGAGACCGTCGTCGGTGAAGCTGGCCATGTGCTTACCGGGCAGGATCGAGTCCAGCGCCAGATGGTTGTGGTCGGCATGGTCGCGGCGGGTCTGAGCGCTGTAGGTGTGCGGCTTACCGTCCATCAGGTTGATGGCACCAGGCTGACTGTGGATGAGTTCGGCCGCGTACGGGAACAGCTGGGCCATGGTGCGGTTGATGGCCAGCATCTCTCGAACGCCCGTGACGCTGGGGTAGGGCATTGAGCCAGCCACGTCGATGGCCTTCTTCTTGCCGTGGTAACCGGGGTCGCCAGGGCGGTAGTGGCTGGTCAGCCGAGCGGTGGGGTGCTTCGCTCGAACCGCATCCCACATCGGGTCGATGAGCCCACCGTAGGCATAGCCCGCCAGGGCCTCTCTCGGAATGGCGCGAGAGCGGAGGGCCTCCATGAAGTCGGTGCCGTAGTAGTCCACCGAATCGACCGGCTGCATGAACTCGCCGGCCGTCGCCATGATCGGAATGTTGTCGGCCCGCTTGTTCGGCGAGTTCCCCGGGATCGCACCACCGAAAGCGAAGCCTGCCGGCAGCGGGATCGGAGCGATCCAGTCGCCGTCCACGAACGGGGCGGCGAGCGTGTTGATGCCCGCGATCAGCCCCTTGTTGAGGACCGTCTCGACGACGAACTTGATGGGCGCCTTGAAGACTTCCAGTAGGGCGTCCCAGATGCCCTTGATGCCATCGAAGCTGCCTTGGAAGACGCCGACGAGACCTTCAACGACGGCCTGCAGTAAGTCGAAGATCGGCTTGCCGACCGTTTCCCAGGCCGACTTGATGATGCCGAACATCCACTCCCAGCGGTCAACGACGAACCCGAGGATCGGGCTGATGACGTATTCCCACAAGAACTTCACGATGGCGATGAAGGCGTCGAAGATCGGCTTGCCCGTATCGTCCCAGGCGAGCTTGACCAGATCCCAGAGGAAGCCGAAAGCCATGCCGATCAACTGCAGCAGTGGCTCGATGATCTGCCAGGTCTCCTGCATGATCGACCAGATCAGCTGGAACATCGGGTAACCGACGGTGTCCCAGGCGTCCTTGATGAAGCCCCACAGGACGCCCCAGGCGATCTGCCAGACCTCGAAGATCGGCTGCAGGATGTCGTTCCACAGCCAGCTGGCGAGGTCGCCGATGGCGCGGAAGACGGTCTGCATGATCGGCCAGACGTGATCCATGAACCAGTCAGCGACCGCGCCGGCCGCGGTCCTCACGGCGTTCCAGACGCCGATCACGATGTCCCGGAAGGTCTCGCTGTTCGTCCACAGCAGGTAGAGCGCAATGCCGATGAGCGCGAGCGCGGCGACCACGATGATCACCAGCGCGGCGATCGGCGCGATGGCCCCCTGGGCGGCTACGGCCGACCCACTGAAGACGGTCAGGGCCGAGGAGGCGATGCCGGTGATGACCGAGAAGCCACCGATGAGGGCGTTGAGGCCCACCAGCGTCTGGAAGGCGATGACCAGACCGAGGATCGTGGTCACGATGACGTCGAGCTTGTCGGTGTCGGTTTCGCTGATCCAGTTCAGAATGCCGGTGAAGAGTTCCAGCAGATCCTCACCGTAGGGGGCGAGGGCGATGCCGATGTTGACCACGGCGTCACCGAGCTGCTTGAAGAACTCGACGACCTTGGGGCCGACCCGCTCCCACCAGGCCATGAAGTCCTGGAAGCCCTGCGTCTCGCTCAGTCCGGCTGCCCACTTCTCGAAGGCCCCGGCCGCGCCGACCAGATCGTTGCCGAAGTTCTCCGCGCTGGGGGCGAAGGCGGTCAGCAGGGAGGCGACGCCGTTCCCGAGGCTGGTGAGGACGTCACCGATCTGCCCGAGGAAGACGGGGCCCTTGCTCTCCAGCATGTCGAAGAAGGCGCTCCACTCCGACCCCTGCAGCGCTTCGCCGAAGCCGACGAACATCTGGCCGAGCGCCTCGGACATCCCGCCGATGATCGACTTGAACTGGGGGCCGTGGGTGGTGACGATGCCCTGGATGTACTCCTGCAGGCCGGGCAGCAGACCAGCCGCCGCGGTGTCCTGCAGGTCCGACAGCAGGGGCTTCAGCGAGAAGAGGTACTCGGCGAACTCGCGGCCGGCCGGGGACAGCTTGGCCATGGACAGCGCGAGGGCATCCTGGGAGGACGACGTCTTGGCGACGGCGTCGGCGTAGTCGGCCTGGGCGTCGGCGACCCGCGCCTGCGCCGCGGTGACGGCCTCGCTGGCACGCAGGGCTGCATCGGCGACGTCCTCGCGGGTGTCCTGCAGTCGCTCCTCGGCGTCGGCGATCGAGCGGGCCGAGTCCTCGGCGCTCGCGCGCTGCTCGGCCTGTGCGCGGGTGACCTCGCCGACGGCGTCCACCACGCCGGCCTGGGCCTCGACGACGCGCTCGTTGGCATCGACGATGGCCTGCTGGGCGTCGACGACCCGCTGGTTGGCGTCGACCACACCCTGCTGGGCGTCCTCGACCCGCTCGTTGGCGGCGACGATGCCGTCCTGGGCAGCGACGACCTCTTCGCTGCCCTCGATCCCGCTGGCGGCGCGCTCGGCCTCCTCTTCGGCGAGCTCGCGGTTGGAGTCGCGCACCTGATCCAGCCGGAAGCGCTGCTCGTCCAGGGACAGCAGCAGCTGCTCGCGCTCGGTGCGGGTGGCGCCGGGGTCGGCCATGGCGTTGGCGTAGGCGACCTCGGCCTCGGCCAGCTGCATGATGGCCCGGCGCTCGTCGAGCGCGCCGCCGCGGATCTGCTCGCGCAGCTCCAGGATGCGCTCGCCGGCCTCCTCGCGGGCCTCGGTCAGCCGGGTCTGCGCCTTCTCGGCGTCCCGCTGCGCGTCGGCGAAGTTCTCTTCGGCCTGGGTCGCCGAGCGGTTGGCGTCGGAGAGGCCGCGCTGAGTGCGCTCGGCATCCCTCTGAGCGGACGTCAGAGCCTTCTGGGCGTCCTCGACGCCCTCCACTGCCCGCTGGACGTTCTCCTCGGCCCTGGCGCCAGCCTCGGCGGCGTTCTGGCGGGCGTCGTCGACCGAGCGGATGGCGTTGCGGATGGAGCGCTGGCCGTCCTTGGCCTGGTCCTCTCGTGCGCGCTGGGCGCTGGCCAGAGCCTGCTCGGCGCCGTCGAGCGCGCGGCTGGCGTTGCGCACGCCGTCGGAGTACGCCTTGGCGTCCTTGACCGCGTTGTCCTGCACCTTGCCCATGGCGCTCAGGGCGTCCGAGACGCCCATGATGCCCATGGCGAACACGCCGAGCCCGAGGGCGCCAGCGACTGCCAGTGGGCCGGTGGCCGCGGCGGCAGCGCCGATGGCGCCCATGACCGGGATGGCGGCCGGGCCGAGCGTGGCGACACCGAGGATGACGCCGGAGAAGGCGCGGAACGAGTTGGCCCCGTCGTCGGCGCCGCGACCGCTGCGCCGGAGCGCGCCGTCAGCGTCGCTGGCCGCTCGGTCCACCTTCTCCAGCGAGGCGATGGCGCGGGCGGTGTCGACGTCGACGTCGATGTCCACGTTCTCGGCACGGAGGTCAGCGAGGCGGGCCTGCAGCTCGCGGCTCTTCTCGCGCACCGCCTCGATGTCCATGTCGAGCTTGACGTCCTCGGCGAGGGTGGACAGCTCGGTGCGGATGCTGGCCAGCTCGCGCTGCGCGTCAGTGGAGTCGGCGTCGATCTCCAGCTTCGGCAGCTGGGCGGCGGCCTCCTTGACCTGCCGGACCACCAGCGTGCGGAAGGCCCCCAGCTCGGGCTCGACGACGACCTGGACCGGGGAGACGCTGTCGACGAACGCCTTGACCTGCGCGAGCGCCTGCGCGGCGTTGTACTTGGTGTCGACGTCGACCGTGGGGTCGGCGCTGTCGATGACGGCCTGCAGGACGGCCATGACGCCCTGCATCTCGGCGACCGCGGACGCGGCGTTGATGTCCAGGTCGGTGGACAGGCTGGTCAGGGTGTCGCGGATACTGCCGGTTTCCCCGCCGTCGGGCAGATTCGATGCAGCGCTCGCGGCGGCGCTGGCCAGCTTGCGGCGGAAGGACCCCATCTCGGGCTCGACGGGGATCTCGATCGGGGAGACGGACTCGACGAAGGACTTCACCTGTGCGAACGCCTGGGCGGCGTTGTACTTCGTGCCCACGTCGACCGTCGGGTCGGCGCTGTCGACGATGGCCTGCAGGACGGCCATGACGCCCTGCATCTCGGCGATGGCGTCGGCGTCGTCGATGTCGACGTCGGCGGACAGCTTGGTGAGGGCGCCGCGGGTGGCGCTGCCGACGCCCTGCTCGGGCAGGTTGGACGCGGCGGCCTGCGTGGCGGCGGCCAGCTTGCGGCGGAAGGCGCCCAGCTCGGGCTCGATCGGCACCTCGACAGGATCGACCGCACCCTCCCAGGTCTTCAACTGGGCGAGCGCGCCGGCCGCGTTGAAAGAGGCGTCGACCTCGACCTCGGGATCGGCAGTCTCGACGACGCCCTCCAGTAGCGCCATGAGCGCGCGGGCGCGAGCGAGGGTGTCGTCGCCGTCGAGATGGACATCGGTCTCCAGGTCCCCGATGAGGTTCATGGCGTCGGTGCGGAACTCGATGATCTTCTGCGCAGCCGGAGTGATGTCGGCGTCCACGGGGATCGGAGGCAGCGCGGTCATGGCGGCGCCCAGGCGGCTGCGCAGGGACGCCTGGAAGGCGCCGAGCTGCGGCTGCGCCTGCTGGCTCTCTTCGGGGATCAGGTTGGCCTGCTGGCGCACGCGAGTGGCCGCGGTGTCCAGAGCCCCTGCACCGGCCGAGAGGTTGCTGCGGGTGTCGATGTCCACCGACTGGTCCCGCAAGCTGGCCAGCTTCGCCTGGAGGCGATCCACGTCGTACAGGGCCTGACCGACGTCGGCGCCGACCTCCAGATCCGCTCGGGTGAGCCGAACGTCCCGCACCAGGGCGTTGAACTGGTTGCGGAACTTCATCGGGTCGGCGTCGATCGGCACCTTGATCTCGCCGTTCGGGCCGACCGCCCGCTCCAGGTCGCGCTCGGCCGACTTCAGGCCGTCCACGAGGCTCTTGCGAAAAGCGCTGCTGTACTCCTTGCCCGCCTCGTTGCCCGCCTCGGCCTGGGCGGGCTTGCTCGCCTTGGCCGCCTTCTCCATGGCCTTGGGCAGGTCGCGGGCGATCTGCTTGTCGAAGCCGTCAGAGAACGACTTGCTGGCCTCCTCGCCACGGCGCTGGTACTCGCGGGCGATGCTGCGCTGGTTGTCCTTGAAGCTCGGGACGACCGACACGAAGATCGAGCCGGCCGAGTAGGGCGCCGGCATCAGGGTCGCCTGACGAAGTTGGCCCGCTTGTCCACCGTGGTCTCCTTCGTCTTGGTCGCGGCGCGAGCTCTGGCCGCGGCCTTCTGCTCGGGTGTCCCGTACTTCCCCGGCATCAGCCTAGCCCGAAGCGCGTAGTGGTTCTCGTAGCGCTTCTTCTTCAGCAGCTCGGCCATGACACCGATGGGTCGCAGGACGGGGCGCCACTCGGGCTTCTTGGCGCCCTTCTTGCTGTTGGCCGCCACGAAGGCCACCTTCAGCGCGCGGACCTCCTCGGTGTTCTCGGCCATCTTCTCGGCGAGCATCGACCACTCGGTGAGGGGAGGGTTGCGAGGCCCCGAGCCGGTCAGGTCGGCCGTGTTGCCGGCGCGGTCGATCTGCGACTGGACGTACTCGACGTCGTTGGCCATGGCCATCGACAGGTGTGAGTACGGCGAGCGCGTGTCGATCAGGGAGAGCAGGAGGCGCCACTGGCGCCGACGCCACAGCTGACCCAGAGCCTCGGGGTTCTGGGTCAGCTGGACAAGGTCGCGCTCGATCGGCTCGCGGTACCTGGCGACTAGCGCCGCGAGCCGACGGCGTTTCCCGAGAGGTCGATGCCGAAGTGCTCCCGGTACTTCTCCATGATGAACTTCATCTGCCAGAGCTTCAGCGCCTGGCTGCGGTCGAGCCGGAGGATGAAGGCGCGCTGCTCCTCGTCCTCGATGGCCGTGGAGAAGAAGCGCCGCGGGGTCTCGTCCATGGTGACGACGACGTCCCAGGCCAGCTCCTGCGGGTCGGTGAACTCGATCTGCGTCGGGTTCTCGGGGTCACCGAGCTTGATGGCGAACTTCTCGCGCTCGTAGCCCGGCTCGACCTGCTCGCGGTCGAGGGTGGTCAGGTCGATCGCGGTGCTCTTCGTGGTGTCGACGGCCATGGCTGGCGGGCCTCCTGGTCTAGGGCTGGGGTGGTGATGCTACCTGACGGGAGTCAGGAGCCGTTCGTGCCGACGGTGGTCTCGCTGGCAGCGGTGCCGCCGGAGGCAGCGAGGCTGGCCTCCGGCTCGTCGGCGGGGGCGGTGCCGAGCTCGGCGCGGGTGCGCTCCTCGGCCTCCTTGGCGGCCTTGTTCGCCCGACGCGTGGCCGCGGCCTTCTGGGCGGGCGTCATGGTCTCCTCGACCGGAACGTCGGCCTTGGCGGACGAAGACGTCGCCTGGGTGCCGTCGCCCGCGCGGACGATGGTCTCGCCCTCGACGAGCGCGAAGCCGTCCCAGACCAGCTGGTTGAAGGTGAGGTCGTTGGCGACCTCGCGGACGACCTCACCGCGCTGGAGCTTGACGGGGGACTCGAACTTGGCCACGACGGGCCTCCTCTGGCTCGGGGGGACGTGCTGGGGGCGGCGGGCCTACGGACGAGGAGCCGGGGTGGTGGAGGCCCGCCAGCCCACCACCCCGGCAGTCGAGGTCAATCAGCCCGCGGGCAGAGCCAGCGGGTCGAAGCCCATGCGCTCCAGGAGCGCGTTCCAGCCGGGCCCGCCGAACAGCCACGCCTCGGAGAACCCGAGGGTCTTGTCGAACTGGCTGGTCAGCGTGGTGCCCCACTCGATGGCGTTGTCGGTGCCGCCGAGGGCCTGGTCGGAGAAGCCGGTGACCTTGGCCTTGGGCAGGTACCGGCAGATGTAGATCTCGCCGTCCTCGGTGTTGTCCACCGACATGCAGAAGACCCGGTACTGCTTGGGGGTCGGCCGCGGCGGCTTCTTGATCATCAGGGCGCCGGTCGTCGAGTTCCGCGAGGCCGCGGTGATCGAGGCGCCGGTCGCCATGCCGATCGTGCGCAGGTTGGTCTCCAGCGCGACGATGTTGAGCGTGGTGGTGTCGTTCGTGATGTCCGACCGCACCGGGGTCTGCCGGCCGAAGGCCATGATGTCGGAGTTCGACACCTCCCGGCTGAAGCCCATGCCGTCGGGGGTGAGGAGACCGAGGTCGCCCCAGTCCTCGTCGGGGAGCTCGGCGAGGACACCCCCCGGCCCGACGAAGTTCTCGTCGATGGTGGGCGCGGTCAGGGGCGCGAAGAACGCGCTCCCGTCCAGCGGCTTGCGGACCAGCTCTTCCTGCTTCTCCGCGAGGTCGTCGTACGTCGCCACGGTGTCATCCTCCAGTTCGGCGTGCGCTCACTTGGAACTGCACCAAGTGGCAACTGACTCCTGTCGTCCCAGATGGTACAGCCTGCGGGCGGATGGCCACTCGGACCCGGTCGAGCACCCCGAAGCCCTTGATCCACTTCCGCGGCCGGATGTGGACATCGGCCGCCCGCTCTGCCATCTGGAGCCCGTCGTCGGTCTTCGACGACGTGTAGAAATAGACGTCCACGAAGGTCGTGTCGGTGATGTCGTCGCGGGTGCCCGGCCCCTGGACGACCCAGGCGTAGGGCAGCTGCTTGACCAGCTCGACGGGGCGCTTCTCGGGGTCGCCGACGTGGTAGACGGGGGCAGCCTCGGTCCCGGTGTTGGCCAGCGCCTCCTCGCCGCGCAGGAGGAGCTGGACGACCAGCTGGCCAGGGCTTGGGAACCGCCGTGCGGGGGCGCTCATCCTGGCTCTCCCAGCACGTCGTGGTGTCCTGCGGCGATGTAGCCCAGGTGGCGCCGCGCAGGGCTGGAGCCGCCCTGGCGGCGCTGGTTGGCGCCCGTGGCGCCCTCGTTCTCGGGGCCCGAGCCGAACTCGTAGGTCGCGGCCTTCTCGTTGTCGTTGACCGCCCGCGCGCTCACGCGCTCGTTGCCGGCGACGATGACCAGTGGGCCATCCTCGGCACGGTAGTCCGCCGCGATGCTGGTGCCGTCGAACATGGCCGCCTCGGTGGCGATGTCCTCGGCGATCTGAGTGGTCGGCCGCTGGATCTGGTAGGAGCGCATGAAGGCGCCGTAGCCGTCGATCTTGCTGTTGTTGGCGCGGTAGCGTGCCCTACGCGCCATCGGTCTCTCCCGTCGAGCGGCAGTCGGCGATCTTCTGCTTCGAGGGGCCGTAGTCGGCCACCTTGCCGAACAGCTCGTACTCCTCGCCACGGACGACAAGAACGGCGTCGGCGGGAATGGGGCGGCTGCGCTTGGGGAAGACGACGCGCCAGCCGGACAGCACGATGCGGCCCTGGTCGCCCTCGGCCGAGCGGCGGGGAACAACGACGCAGCCGGGGCGCGGGTCGTCCTTGGGCTCGCCGACGGGGCGGCCGGAGCGGTCGGTCCTGGCCGCCGTGCGGACGATGACGGTCTCCTTGTCCATCAGTGCGGCCCCAGGAAGTGCCCAGCTGGCAGCAGGGGGAGCGGGGAGCCCCAGGAGTCGCTGTAGTACGTCGTGCCGTTGCGGTGGCCCTGGTGCGTCTCCAGCTCCCCGCGGGTGGTCTCGATGACCCACACGCCGATGCTGGGGGTGCCGCCAGCGGACTCGCCGGCCAGCTTGCGCAGCTCCTCCCGCTCGGTCTCGGTGAAGGTGAGCCCGAGCAGCACGTCGTTGATGAAGCTCTCGCTGATGACGTCGACCTGCTCGCGGCTGGCGCCGGTCGGGTGCTGCCAGTAGTTCTTGGCCTTCAGCTCCCCGATCAGGCGGGCCTCGCGCGGCAGGCTGTCCACCGTCCACGCCTCGCTTCCGTACTGCCACAGCCGGATCGAGACGCCCATGAGGATGTTGCCCGCGAAGGGGTCGTTGTCGTCGATCTGCTCCTGGGTCCACGAGCGCAGCGCGGCGACGGTGATCAGGGGCTGCGTCGGCTCGCTCATGCGCCACAGAGTACCCGAGCTTGCACAGCGGCCAGTAACCCGCTACGGTCTCGCTATGAAACCGAGCCCCCCGCCCTCCAAGGGCCGCATCGTCCACTACCAGCCGTTCGGGCCCGAGGGTGAGTCCATCGCGGCCATCATCACCTCGGCCGACGCAGACGACTACGTCGACCTGACGCTGTTCGAGCCTGGCGTGACCCCCGGCGTCGCGGTCAACGTGCCCCCGGCGCCCGACATGAACAACCCGCAGCCGGGCTCCTGGTTCTGGCCGCCGCGGGTCTGAACGCCGAGGGGCCCCGCACCTCCGAGGAGATGCGGGGCCCAGGGCGATCAGGGTCAGGCGCCGACGGTGTCCGTCGCCAGGTCGTCGAGGATCTGACCCGCGGCCGGCGTGAAGTTGACCTTCACCGCGCGGACGCTCTTCATGTCGAGCGGGTTGTCGAACTTCTTCAGGTCGTGCCGGTCCCGGCCCTCGCCGCCGACCCGCTCGTCGTAGATCGGGGTGAGCCCGGTGAAGGTCTGGATCGTGGAACGGTCGCGCTGGAAGTTGCCGTCGTAGTCCTGGATCCAGGTCATGTCCCAGTTGTCCTGGGTGTACCGACGGCCGATCTTGGCGCCCTCGGGGACGACCGGCGCGACGTTGCCCAGGACGAGCAGCGACTTGTGCATGAACCAGCTGGCGTTCGGCGCGACAGCGCGGCTCTTGACGATCCGCCAGCCCGCGATCTCGCCGACCTCCGCGCGGCTGATGGCCGCCACCAGGCGCCCCTCGCCGGCCTTGTCGACCGTGGTGAAGCGCTTCGACTTGGCGATGGCCGCCCAGACGCGGGAGCCGACCAGCCAGAAGCGGTTGCCGTCGTCCGGCACGTCGTGCCGGTCGAGCAGCTCGCCGGCGTCGATGCCGAGCTCGTACGGGTCGGTCTCGCCCTCGACGTAGGGCAGCTCGTACTTGAACCGCATGTTGGCGAAGGCGAAGGCGACGTCCTCCTCCAGCTGGTCCGCGATGGCGCGGGTCTGGGGGTTGATCACCTCCTGCGTGAACTTGATGTTGTCCAGCGTCAGGTGCTCCAGGGTTAGACCCGTGGAGGTGTAGGTGTGCGTGTTCAGGAAGACGGGGATCGAGTCCCCGCCCTCGATGTCGTCCATGACGATCGGGCGCGACCGGGTGCGGAACTCCTGCCGGCGGGCGCGGGTGCGCAGCTCGCCGAGCTTGAAGTTGACCTGCTGGTTCTGCGCGCCGATGAACTTGTCGTCCGCGACCCGCGTGACGAGCAGCGGCGTGATCAGCTTCCGCTCGACGAGCGGGAAGAGGTACTGGTCGACGAAGACCTCGGGCTGGGCCTTGATGACAGCCACGGCGTCTGTCCCTCCATCTGTGGCGTGGGCCGCCGCGGGTCGGGGCCACTCAGGTCAGAGCGTACATCAACCCGAGCGACCCCGACTTCGAGCGAGGTCAGTCCCTGATCATCTCCAGCGCTTCCTTCGCGCTGGGGCCGGTCGCGGTCTGGCCGTTCGGGTCACCGGCGTTGCGCACGCCGGTCCCCTGCGGGCCGGACAGGGAGCTGGCGCCGGCCGCCGCCTCGCGGGCGGCCTTCTGCTCGTCGGTCTCCCCCTCCTCGCCCTCCTTGGGCTTGGCGTTGGGGAAGGTCTCGCGGGCGTCGTTGCGCAGGGCCTCCAGGTCAGCGCCCTCCAGCTTCGCCGCCTGCTTGTCCGTCAGGCCGAACTCGCTCTTGACGGCGTCGAGCATCGTCTTGCGCGACGCCTGCTCGGCCCGCTCCTTGTCCGCCTTCAGCTGGGCGTTCTCCCGCTGGAGGTCGGAGACCGTCGTGTCCGCCTTCAGGGCGTCCCGCTCGACGGTCACCGCGTCGCGCTCGCTGATGGCGGTGTTGAGCAGCAGCTTGGTCGCCGCGTGGGCGTCCTCCTCGCGCTCGCGGTCCTGGGAGATGTTGAACGCCCACTGCTTGGCCTCCGCGGCGTCGAAGGGCTTGGCCCCCTCCTTCTCCCAGGGAGCCGTCCAGTCGGTGACAGTGCTCGGCAGCTTGGCCATGGTGCACGCCCTCTCGGCGTTGTCGACCGCAGCCTCTCGCCGCGGTCAGGAGCGCCCAGCATAGACGAAAACCCCGCCCCCCTGTGGGGAACGGGGTCTCGCCTGCGTGGTATGCCCGCCGGCTTCCCGCACTTCCGAGCCGTGCCAACTCGGCGCTGGGAACTCAGGGAGCCGTCAGGCTCAGTACAGCACGCCCTCGCGGTTGAGCGGGGCGATCTCGACGCACTCGACGGTGATGGTGACGTCGGCGCCCGAAGCGGTGTCGACGTCGACCGTCACCGTCTCGCCCGGCTGGACGAGCTGGCGCGTGTCGCCGTCGCGGGACGGGACGGCGGTGACGTCGTTCTCGCCCTGGGCGACCTTGGGCCGCAGGCCGGTCGGGTTGAAGACCGACGTCCCCTCGACGTTGACGTCCACGACGAGACCGGCCGCCGTGGTCGGCGCGGTGTCGGCGTGCACGCGGACCTCGCGCAGGCGCACGGGGTAGCGGTGGGTGTTCGTGTAGGTGCCGACGCCGTTGCCGGTCGCCGCGGCGCCGGGGAGGCTGACGACGAACAGGTCGGGCTGGGCGGCGGCGACGTCGAACTCGAACCCGCCGGCCGGGTCGGGCAGGTTCTCGATGGGCGGCGCCGTGACGGCACTGGTGAGCGGCATGACTGCCTCCTGGTCGGATCGGGTGAGTCCGATGGTAGCCTACTCAGGACGCCGGTACTGCCGCGCTCTCGTAGCTGGCCCCGAGAGTTCTGCGTCGTCTGGGCCAGCGCTACCAGCGGTTGGCGTCGGCCAGCCCGCGCAGCCGGGCCTCGCGCCGGAAGTTCTCCATCGCACTGCGCCCGTTGGCCGCCTTGCCGACCTCGGTCCAGAGCTCATCGGCGACGCGCGCCTGGTCGGGCCAGTGCTCCTCGCCGCGGACGAAGACCGGCCGCAGCGTGCACATGCACTCGTCGTGCGCCTTGTGGTTGCCAGGGCCCGTAAAGCGCTCGTCGGACTCGTCGAAGCTGTCGTCGGAGTAGACCGGCCCTCGGCTGGCCAGCGCCAGGCAGAAGCCGCAGGGCTTCTCGGACTGGGTGATGCGGACGTAGCCGATGGCGACGCTCTGGGTGACCAGGGTGTCGGTGAGGTCGCGGGCGCCGCTCACCACGAGCTTCACGGCGGACGCCGCGGCGGCGGCGATGGCGTTGTCCATGGCGAACGCCTGTCGACGATCGGCCATGGCGCGCTCACGCTCGGCGCGGTCGATGTCCTCCAGCGAGGCGCCAGGCTCGGGCTCCTGCGGCGTGGGGCTCTTCTTCAGCGCCACAGCGGCGTTCCCCAGGCCCGTGTAGGCCAGCGAGCGGTACAGCTTGGCCTCGGGGGCGTCGGGGACGTCTGGGAGCTCCAGGCGGGGCGAGCGGGGCACCTGGAGCTGGTGGGTCATCTCGGCGTAGGCCCGCGCGAGCAGGATGGAGCTGCGCCGGCCGTTCTGGACGGCGCTGACGCTGCGGGTCAGCCACTCGGCCCCGGTCGGGCCGGACAGGTTCTCGGGCTCGACGACCAGCCAGTAGCCCTGGATCAGGCGGGCGACGCGGGTTGCCAGCTCGGCCTGCTGGGCGCGGTGCTGCAGGTCGAGCTGGGTGAGGACGGCGGCGGGGACCATCAGGCTGCCGCAGGCTCGCGGATCTGGAGGCCCTGCCCGGCCAGCCCGTCGAGGAGGCGATCGAAGGCGCCGCTCTCGACGAGGCTCTTGGCCTCCTGGGTGTCGAACTCGCTCCAGTCGGGGATGCGGCGCCAGAGCATCTCGACGGGGACATTGAGCCCGGTGGCCAGCTTGCCGAGAGCGTCGGCCGCCTGCGCGAGCGAACGGGTCTCGGTGTCGCGCCAGGTGAACTGCATGTCGTACGCCTCGGCCTCGCGGCGCTCGCCCATCTGCATGGCGGCGACGCGGAGGAGCCGACGGTGGGCCATCTCGGCGCCCGTCTTGCGCTCGAAGCTCTTGTTGACGAGGTTGGCGTTGACCGCGGCCAGGGACTCCGGCTGCATGTTGCTCGCCAGGCCCAGCATGTGGTGCGGTGGCGTCTGGGACACCGCGGACAGGTCGCGGATGTCGGCCTCGCGCGCCTTGATGAAGCCGTCCAGCTGAGTCTCGTCCAGCGTGCCGATATGGGCATCCTTGCCCTCGACGGTGAGGAGGTCGCTGATCTTCAGCTTGATCAGCGTGCGAGCGTGCTCCTCTTCGGTGACGTTGGAGGGCTTGACGAGGCCGGTGATGTAGCGAACCTTCCAGGCGCCGAACCGCTGAACCACAAGCCGATCGAACTCGGTCTGGTCGATGCGCTTGGCGATCGGGATGAGAGGCTCGATCTCCGAGCTCGCCTGTCCGTCGAGGTCGATCATGTTCACGTACATCGCAGCCGGCGTGACACCGGTGCCGTGCTCGACGTAGTCCTTGTAGAACCAGTCGCTGCGGGCCTCGCCGTCGCCCTTGCACATGATGAAGTGGGTGGCGTTCTCGTCCATGATCTGGACGCTCCAGCCGCTGTTGCGCTGATCGACGTAGCGGTCGGCCTCGATGGTGAACATCGGGTAGTCGGTGGTGTCAGCCCAGAAGGCGGCCATGCGGCGAGCGGAGACGAAGCGGATGACGGGCATCGGTGCGCCGGTCAGCGGATCGCGGCCGGGAAGGGAGACGCCGAAGCCGGTGCCGTGGCTGAAGGTGTCGCGGTACAGGCTGACCTGCTTGCCGCCGAGTTCGTTGCGGTTCCAGACCTTCTGCACCGCGGCGACGGCATCCGGTGCCAGGCCGGGGATCTTGATGTTCGAGACGAACATGGTCTGCACCAGCGCGGTGATGACCAGGGGCAGCCAGGGGGTGTAGGAGCGCTCGGCGAGGTCGCTGTACTCCTCGGTCGGGGTCTGTCCACGGTTGGGCACGAAGAGTGCGCCGGAGGAGTGCGTGGACTGCTGCCCCTTGCCCCAGTAGTCAAGGTACCGGGCCTGCGAGTAGCTCGCGCGGGCCGACGGGAAGTACGTGTGGGCCAGATCCAGGACGGCGCCCTTGCTCATCACCACGAGGGCGCTCCTCCTGCTCTACCGACGGGTCGAACCGATGCTACCTCAGCGGAACGAAGCGCCCCCTCTGGGTCAGATGTCGACCCAGCGGAACTCGACGGAACCGTTGCCGAAGGTGACGGGGGTGCCGTCGCTACTCGTCCATTGCAGGTAGGCGAAGAAGATGTCCCCGTCGGGGACGGGCACCCAGGGGCCAGCGGCGTTCTGCCAGTTGTTGGGATCGCCGTTCCCGACGAGAGTGACTGCCGAGTCGGGGCGGTCGAGCACGCGGACGCTCATCGTCGCCGTCGCTCCGGGATTGCCCCGGATGGCGAGGCGCATCTCCAGCCCCCTTCGCCCGGCAGAAGGGAACATGATCGTGGAGGTGGCCATCGTGGCCATCGTGCCGGTGGTCGTGCGCGCTGCGGCGACCTCGGGAATCGGGTTGGTCGCGTAGCCGTAGGCCGCGGGGTCGATGGCCAGGGCGACCCGGCGGTTAGTGCCGCCCGCCATCACCGCGGTGTAGTAGTGCAGCAGCCGCCCAGCCTGGTGGAAGATGATCGGCTTGTGCGCGTAGAAGCTGTCGTACGAGCCAGGCGGTCCAGGGGCAATGGTCATGCGCCGGGTGTCGTTTCCGTCGTGGGGCTTCCAGCCGAGCGGGAACGCCTCTTCCGTGGTGGTGGTGTACCAGTCGTAGGCACCCTCCGCCCAGGCGGTGAAGTAGTCCATGCGCCAACCGTCCGGGGTCTTGCGGACGTGAGGGTCACCTGCGATGAAGTCGTACTCGCCGCCCTCCAGCAGCGGACTGTTGACGTCGTCGAAGACCCAGCCGAGGGGGAACTGCTCCCACGTGGAGACGGCGTAGCCGATCCGCTCCTTGCCGTCGGAGCTGGTGGCGTTGATGAAGCAGTACGGCCGGCCCTTCCACTCGACGATGTTGGCGTGCCAGACCGCGTCGGATCGCCACGACACCGCCGGGTTCGGGGCGAGCGCCACCCCGTGGTGAGTCCAGGCGGGGTTCGCCAGCGACGGCGTGGAGGAGACGACCACCTGCTTTAGACCGGCCTCGTAGCCGACCTCGGTCAGCCCGATGCGGAACAGGTAGTAGATACCGCCGTGCCAGATGATCAGCGGCCCGGTGCAGCCGGCTTTGTCGGGTGAGCCGTCGATGCCGGATCCACCGATGAGCTGGCCAGCCTTCTCCCAGCTGATCCCGTCGTCGCTGTAGGCCAGGCCGATGCTGGCGACCATCTTCCCGTCGGCGTTCAGCCCGTAGCCGGTGTAGACGCCACCGATCCGGCCGGACTCCGGGTCATGGAAGGGCGACAGCGACTCAACGGCCTCGCTGTCGAAGTCGCCCGGGGCGCCCTTGTCCAGGACCACCCCGATCTTCACCAGCGTGTTGCCCAGTGCCGTGCCGGCAGCGGAGACGGCCGCCTGCCGGGCGACTGTCCCAGAGGCCGCCCTCAGTTCCGTCTGGGACAGGCGGGCCGGCAGAGCCACCTCCTTGACCTTGCCCTCGGTCGTGAAGTAGCTCAGGAGCTTCTGGAGAGAGGTCTGAGACACGGGAGGAGTGCCGACCTTGCGCCACCCGTCCCACTCCAGTTGGGCCAGCTCAGCGGGCGTGCTGGCCGTCTCCTGGAGCTCCGGGTTCTTCGGGTGCTGCATCAGCACCGGGGTGAATGCCACCATCGCCTCCTCAGACGGCGTAAGCGTACCCGACCGACGGGTGCTCCTCGGGTTGCTCCTCGATCCCGGCATTGAGTACGGCTCGCCGAAGCATCCGCGCCCCCACGAGACAGACCGCGGCGTCGATCTTCTTCAGGGACTCGCGGTTCTCCTTGCGCATGGACACCCCGAGGTCGTTGGGCGCGCGCCGGGAGTTCTTCATGTGGGTCATCAGGATCGGGTCGCCGTCGTGGCGGAACTCGGGCTGCCAGTCCCCGAAGGCGTCCTTGTGCTCCAGCTCGGTGGTGGTGCGCTCGACGCCGGCCACGAACTGGCGCTGACGCTCGATGCTGGTCATGTCCCAGAGGATCGAGTGGGTGTTCGCGCCGCTCTTGATCGACCACAGCAGGAGCTGCTCACCGTAGAGGCGGTGCCAGTCGTCGATCAGGCTGTCCCAGTAGCGCAGGCCCGAGTCGTCCTTCGTGTGCGAGGGGTCGGCGAAGAAGGCCACCACGCGGAAGCGGCGGAACATCTCCTTCACGCGATCGTCGACGTCCTGCCGCGGCGCGAGCCAGCCTTTGGCCCGCTCCTTCTGCAGGGGGCGGTTCCAGGTGCCGATGGTGAAGCAGTAGCCGTCGGAGATGCGGCAGGCCACGAGGGCGGTGGAGTCGTCGGACTTCGAGCCGTCGAAGAAGGCGACGATCGGCTCGTCGGGGGCGACGATCCACCCGGCGCGGGTGATGTCCCGGCCGTCACGGCTGGCCAGCTCGCGCTCCGAGCGGGCGATCGGGTCGGCCGCCGCGAGGATGGCGCCGGGGTCGAAGCTGGCGTCCTCGTCGGCAACGACCTGATTCAGGTAGAAGCGCCGCGAGGTCGAGGGCGCGTTCTTCGGGTTCAGGATGGCGTCGGTGATCGACTTGATGTTCAGCCAGAAGCTGTCGCCGCGGACGGCCAGCAGCACCGCGCGCAGCCAGGCGCGGACGGTGCGCTCGTCGGGGTCGGGTTCGCCGTCCTTCTGAGGCGGGCGCAGGCCGATGCCGCGGGGGGCTTCGAGGGAGTCGTAGAGCGTACCCGTCTTGAACGCCAGACCCGCCTCCTGGGCCTCCCACGCCTCGCGCAGCCGCTGGCCAACGGAGTCCTCGCTGGGCTCGTAGGCGTTCGTGATCCACAGGACGCGCGACTCGCCGTTCTTCGACTTCACAGCGTTGCGGTCGATCACGTCGGCCATGTCGTGGCCCTTGTTGGCCGAGACCCACTGGTGCGGCTCGTTGCCGATGGTCAGGGTCGGGCGGCCACCTTCGAGGGTGCGGGGGTTCGAGGTGACGGCCTCGATGCGCCGGGTGTTGTTGTAGGCCGTGATGATGCTGGTGTGCATCGTGGCCTTCGTGATGCCCGACTTCTTGCGCAGCTGCGGGGACAGGAGCTGCGGGAAGAGCAGCATCGTGTTCTTGGTCTGAGTGCGGGACACCGCGGCGATCTGGATCCAGGCGACCGGGTTGTCCTTGGCCACTGGGTCGCCGGCGCGCACCGCGGGCTCACCGTTCGGACGGAAGCCGAACTCGGGGCGGTCGACCGGCGTCCAGCCGGCGAAGCGACACGGCCCCAGGAACTCGATCGCAGCGATGACCGAGATGATCGGGTCCTTGCCTCATGTGCGCAGCTACCACCCCTTCAGACGCTGCAGGATTCCGGTGCGGTAGCTGAAGGCGCCGTTCTCGTCGACTGCGTACCACCAGAGGATGAACCGATACTGCTCCGGCGTGGGCCGGTACGGCTTCGGGTCATGCTCGGTGGAGTCGGGAGACAGCAAGTTCTCGTAGGCCCAGTCGATGGCCTGGTAGCCGAGAGTCCACTCGGGGAGGAGGTAGCGCTCGAACTGGTCGATGCCGTCCCAGTCGGGGTTCTCCTCCCAGGTCGGCCCATAGTGCTGGGCCTGAACGTGGAATGCAGGAAGTCCTGAGGTCTGAAGGGGGGTAGCCATGATCACCTCCCTCGCCCAACGGGGCGCCGGCGGCGCCACTCCATCACGAAGCTGTCGCGCTTCGAGGAGTTACAGCTTACACACGCGGCGACGAGGTTCCCGATACTGTGCTGACCGCCGCGAGAGTCGACCGGCTCACTCACGGGCTTCTCGGCCGTCGAGAGAGTGGTGGGCCCACATCGTGGTGACCTCGGACAGGGTCTCCGGCGTGGGGCCACAGGGGCATGAGGCGCCGCCGTGCACCTCGTGGATGATGTGGTCGTCGAGGGGCACGATGACGATGTCGTCGTCGCTCCAGGTCTGCAGCCAGCCGGGGCGGTCCTGGTCGATCATGTCGGTGCCCTGCTGGATGTCCTGCGCGATCTGCAGGCACTGCTCGCAGGGGATGGCGGTGCCCATGGCCGTCTCGGTGGCCGGACGGTCGCCACAGCAGGTGAACCACCCATCGCGCGCCGGCGAGAAGCTGATGAGGTGCGGGGAGCGCTTGGCGTCGAGGCCGACTCCGAACTCGATGGACATCAGAACTCACCCTGGCGCAGATGCACGACGAGCGGGGGCTTGGGCAGCTTGATCGAGGTGCGCTCCAGTGTGGCGGCGATGTCCTCCGAGTCGGGAAGCATGCGCCAGTTCGGCCCGTAGATGATCGAGGTGGGGCGGGTGCCCTCGACTCGACGGGCCGCAGAGCCGCTGGTCGTGCGGTGCGGCGACAGGCCGAGCGCCCGGCAGATGAGCTCGTGCTGGACGTGGTTGACCGCGACGACGATGGGCCAGTCGCCCAGCTCGACCTTCGTCTCGCGGAGGTCGACATGCTCGGTGGTGACGACTGTGGCCATCAGCCCTGCTCCTCTTCCGACAACGGACCGCCCTGGGGTCCGCGCGCCCGATGGTCGGGCTGGTCGAGCTCGACGATCTGCTGAGCAGCCACCGTGTCCTCGACCGTCCAGCCAGGGATGCGTTCCCACAGCTCCTGCCTTGTGGCCATCAGCCCTGCTCCTCTTCCGGCGGCGGGACCAGCATGAGGTCCGCACGGCTCTTGACGACGCCCACGGGCTGGCCGCCCTGGACGGTCTCGGTGGTGACGCCGAGCTTGACGTGGATCCCGAGAGCGCGACGGGCGCCCTCGGTGATGCCGACCATCGCCGCCCAGCGGAGGAAGGCCATCTGCTGGCTCCCGTTCATGGGCACCGGCTCACGGATGACGTCACCGGGGATGGCGACGCCGTCCTCGACCTTGCTGGGGATGGTGGCAACCACCTGCGGCTGCAGGGAGCGGTGCAAGTTCTCCAGCATGAACATGGCCAGTTCCCAGTCGGCGCCGGTCATGGTCATGCGCGCCGGGTCGTGGAGCAGTCGGTCGTAGAAGGCTCGGGCCCGCGGGTGCCACTGGGCCGGCGGCTCCGGCGGTTCGGGCACCATGTCGACGTAGGACGGCACGCCCTCGGGGGTGACGACGGTCTGCTCGCCGGAGGCGGGCTGGTTCGCGCGCTGTCGCACGTCATCCGGCTTCGCGGCCGGGCCTGGCAACATCCCTGCCATGATCATGCTCCTTCCTGGCTTCTCGCCAGATCGGACGGCGTCTCGCCGCTGGAGGACGAGGCTACACGTGCCGTCACAGTGCTGCGAAGGAGGGCGACGGCCAGCTCGGCGCGACTGGTGAATCCGAAGGCGTCTTGGATGCGCTTCAGGTGGAGGCTGGCCTGCTTGCTACTCATGTTGGCTCGTCGGCCAACGGTCTCGTTGTCGCCACCGTCGATCAGGAAGGCGCGCAGGCAGGCGCCGTCGGATGAACTGATGAGCAAGGTGCCCTTGGCATCGAAGCACAACGGAGTGAGGTCGTGACGTGCGGCCTTGCGCGCTGCACGTTCGGCACGCTGATTAGCATTGGCTGCAGGACGACATATCTCCTTGCACTTACATAAACCGTTCATCGCAGCACTCAGGCCATGCGTGAGAGTGCCGGGGTGGCCGCTGGGCATCAGTTCATCTCGATGTCGTCGGCCGGCCGCGGGGCGGCGGGGATCAGCTGGAACTCGTCGAAGTGGCGCAGCATCGGGTCGCCCGTGCCGAGGATCGTGCCGCGGGCACGCACGTCGGAGATCCAGACCTCTCCGACGTCGGTGGAGGTGCGGATGAGGCGACCTGCGGCCTGGGCGACCTTGGTCAGCATCATGTCCTGGTAGCGGGTGTAGTCCCGCGCGCTGATGGCCTTGGTCACCGGGTCGAGGCCGGGGTAGGGCAGCTTCCAGATGCTGACCAACCGCAGTGCGCTACCCGGCGCGTCGAAGCCGGTGGCGAAGCTCTCGGTACCGAAGAGGACGGCGTTGCCGTCGCGCTTGAACCGCTCGCCGAGCAGCGCCTTGTTCGACTCGCGCTCCTGCTTCAGCACGGTCAGGCCCGCCAGGTGCAGGGGGCCCGCGATCTGCTTGTAGACCTCCTCCAGATCGCGGTAGCTCGGGAAGAGCAGGAGGGCGCCGCCGCCCGCGGCCAGCACGCGCTGCTGGATCTCCTCGGCGCGAGCCTGCTTGTTCGCGCGGTCGGCGTACTTCCAGGCCCCGGTGTACGCGGAGAAGCCCAGGCGGGCCTGGCGCGAGTAGTCGAAGGGGTGGCCGACGTCGACGAAGAGCGCCTCGGGCACGCCGAGCGCGTTGCGCATCGACTTCGGGATGGTGGCCGAGACCATCCCGAACGGCTGCGAGGTGAGGATGCCCGCGGCGGCCAGGCTCATGTCGATCTGCGTCGAGACGAGCTTGTTCGACTGGTTGGTCCCGCGCTCGGCGGGCTGCAGGTAGAGCACCGCGGACCCCGAGCTGTACGCCTTGTTCTGGGCGCGCTGGAGGACGTAGGCGGCCGACTCGGCGGCCTCGCGCACCCGCTTGGCCAGCCTGATGCCCTTCGGGGTGTTCTCGGGGACGGCAGCCATGTCCTGCAGCGCCGCGGCGAGGTCGGCGTCGCCGGTGATGGCCGTGGCCTCCTTCTGGCCGCGGCGGTCGGTCGGCAGCTGGTTGACCTGGCTGTCGATCCAGTAGCCGAGGAGCTGGCCGTCGCAGGCGCTGGAGGGAATCGAGCGGCTGGCGAACTCGCGCAGACTGTCCTCCAAGACGTGGGCCTCGTCGACGAAGACGACGCCGAGCGGCGGGAAGATCAGGATGGGCAGCTCCTCCTCGGGCTGCTGGTACTCGTCCGGCTCGAAGTCGCGGTCGTCCTGCTCCATGGCCGGGGGCTTCTTGCGGCCGAAGTCGGGGTCGGCGGCCTGCATCCGCTTGAACTGGTTGTCGATGATCAGCAGGTGGCTGTTCGTGACGATGACGTCAGCGGCCTGCGCGCGGATCTTCTGCTGGCGGTAGTGGCAGGTGAGCTCGGGGTCGCACTCCTCGCCACCGGGGCAGCCGAACCACTGGGTGTTCTCGGGCTCGAACGCGGGCCCGCCGTTGAACATGTCTGCCAGGTGGTCGCTCATGGCGGGGATCTCGGGCATGACCCACGCCGGCGGCTGGGAGATGTCGCTGAAGCCGTTCGCGGACTCGCAGAGGTAGCGGTTGCGGCCCTTCAGACTCTCGATCGTCACACCGGTGGCGGCCGAGACCCGCGGGGCGTCCACGGTGAGGTACTGGTCGAGCAGCACGTTGGTCGGGCAGACCACGAGGGAGGTCTTGTGCGTCTTGCGGGCCCAGTCGACCGCGGCGCACAGCACGGCGAGGGACTTACCGGTACCCGTGCCGGCTTGGGCGACGACGCCGGATGTGCGCATGTCGGTGTTGTTCGGCGAGAGGGCGTCGTAGAGGCGCTGCTGCTGGGGGCGCAGCAAATAGCCGATGGAGTCGAGGACGGTCTGCAGCGTGCCGCTCATGCGTCACTCCTATGGACGAACTTGATCTTCGGCATCTTCGGCAACTGCTCGAACCCCAGCTCACGCATCTCCACAGCCGACAGGTTTCGCTTCCCCCGCTTACGACCACGACGTTCGCCGGTAACCCGATGTGCCCAGGCGTCAGATCCAGGAACCTCGCCCAGACACTCCCAGTTGGTCGCGCGGTAGATCGCCCCGGTGTGCCCCTCACGGGTGTCGGCGTAGGTAAGCAGCGTCGGCCAGGCCGCCCGGTCTATCCGGCGCATCGAGGCGCCCAGCAGAAAGCTCGCGGAGTTGGTGGGCATCCCCGGCGCGATGCACAGTCGAGAGAGAGCCAGAACACCCCGCGGGTTGTCCCGGTCAACGGACTCGGCGGCCCGTCGGGTCGGCGGCAACCACAAAGCCACACCAGCCAGCTTGTCGTCATCGACCGGGCACAGGCCGTGTCGCGCTACGGACGTGTTCGGGGCGCCGCCGGCGTAGTGCACGCGCTCGATGAAGTCGACGACCTCGGCCTGTGTGCAACTGCGCGCCCGCCAGTCAGCACGGCGAAGATAAAGCACCTGCGTCATGCGTGCACCTGCAGATAGGTGTTCGCCTTGGCGAGCGCGCCGGCCCATGTCGGGTCCGCAGCGATCAGGTATCCCTGGTGTGGCGTCCTGACATCCCAGGTGCGGTAGGTCTTGTTCCAGCGGATGGTGAGCTTCATGAGCGCTCCTACAGTCGGGCGCCGGCGAGAACGGCGGCGTGTCGGTGGTCACGGCCGAGGGAGGCGGCTTCCATGTGGTCGTGGCAGACGGCCTGCCCGTTGATGACGGTGATGGGCTCCTGCGCGCGCTCTGGCGCGTCCATGTGCACCCAGGCGCAGATCGAGCAGATCTTCATGCCATGGCCGTCATCAGGAGGTGCACGCGGGGGGCGTTGCGCACACGGTTCACCCGCAGGTGCACCGTCGTCCCCGCGGGGATGGGCAGGCGGTCGCGCAGCATCTGCAGCTGCGCCTTCAGCTGGGCGTGGGTCATCTGCTGATACTCCGACTGCTCGATGCGGATGCTGGCGTAGTGGAAGCGCTTCATGGGCGGGGGGCCTCCTGGGGAGCGGCGGGGATCGCGGTCGGCTGGGGCGCGGTGCCGTCGAGGCGCTGGTTGTGCCCGGCGAGCGCGACGATGAAGACGGTCAGGAACAGCATCCCGATGATCGCGGCGAGAACGTAGGGCATCAGCTGGAGACCGCGATGCCCTCGATCGACGCCTGGGTGCGGTCGATCTCGGCGGCGATGAGGGCGCCGGCCTTCTCCAGGTTGCGCACGGGGTCTCCGCTGGGCTTGAAGGCCGTCTGAGCCCAGGGCCACGACGGCGGGAGGCCGACGAAGTTCAGCGGCCCCAGCTTCATCTCCTGGATCAGGCTGGACAGCTCGCGGCGGGCGCCACTGGTGATGGCAAGGCGGGGCAGCGCAGCGATGGTGCGCTCCAGCTCCTTGATCTTCGCGGGGATCGAGAACTGCAGCTGCTCGTTGGCCCAGAGGTACCCCTGAGCGGCCAGCGCCAGCTCGTTGGCGGTGTAGCCGAGGTCGTCGGCGATGCTGTAGCCCTCTTCGTTGAGCTGGCGGGCGCGCTCCTGCGTGATGCGCTGGGTGCCGGAGGGGTTCGTGTCGGTCATGGCGACCTCCTGGTCGTTGGCGGGGAGCACGAAGCTACCACTACGTTTGACTGCGGTGCAAGGCGGTGTACGGTAGGCGTCCCGCTACTGAGAGGAGGTGGCCATGAAGCTCACCCTCGCGCAGGCCGCCGACAAGATCGGGGTGCACCCGATGACGCTGAAGGGCTGGGACCTGCAAGACCCGCCCATCGGCCCCCCGTGCACCCGCACCGCTGGTGGACACCGCCGCTACGACGAGCAGGACATCCGCGACTGGCAGCTGGCCACCGCGCAGCTGCAGCACCGCGTGAACGAGGCCGTCGAGGACCAGGCGATGGCCGCGCACGGCGCTGTGCGTCAGCGGGTCGTCTCGGGTATCGAGGCGTGAGCGCCTTCGAGGCGGCAGGTCACGACTGGGCAGCCGCAGGATGGGGTGCACTGCCGCTCCCCGCAGGACAGAAGTCGCCGCCGCCGCAGGGCTGGACCGGGCGCGGCGCGCCGTACCCGTCGGCCGCCGACGTACAGGCATGGCTCGATGACCCCGAGCACACCGGGGCCAACCTGGGCCTCCGGCTGCCCGAGGGCGTCGTCGGGCTCGACGTCGACGAGTACGAGGGCAAGCACGGGCTGACCACGCTCACCGCGGCGAGCAAGAACTGGGGCAAGCTGCCGCCGGCGCCGCGCATCACCTCGCGGATCTCGACCCGCTCGGGCATCTACCTCTACCGCCTGCCCGCGGGGGTCTCCAGCGACCGCTTCCTGGGCGAGCTGCCTGGCGGCAACGTGGAGATCATCCGCCCCGAGCACCGCTACGCCGTCGGGCCGGGCTCGACGCATCCCGACACGGGCGCCGAGTACCGCCTGCTGGAGGCGCGGCCGGGTCCGCAGGGGAACGCCGTCGTCAGGCTGGGCGTCATGCGGCGCGAGGAGCTCCCCGAGCTGCCGGCCAGCTGGGTCGAGGGCCTGGCGGTGCCCGAGAAGCACGCGGTGAGCGAGCCGGTCGAGCTGGTCGGGGGCCGCGGCGACGCCTACGCCCAGGCCGCGGTCGAGTCGGTGGTGCGCGAGCTGCAGGGCATCGCCTCGTGGCCCGAGGGCAGGACCGACGAGAAGGGGCGCGGCTGGGAGAAGATCCAGGCCGACGCCGCCTACCGTCTGGCGAGCCTCGCGCTGGCCGACTGGAACAGCCTCACCATGGAGCAGGCGATGCGCGCGTTCGGTGAGGCCGCTCCCGTCGGGGGTGGGTGGTCGGGCGGGGACATCGCCAGCAAGTGGCGCTCGCAGGTGCGTCGCGCGGAGCCCGCGCTGCCGCCGAAGGACTCCGACGACCCCCTGTCGCCGGGCTATCAGCCGCCTGCTCACCTGCAGGCCGCGTTCGAGGAGATGGTGAGCGATGGAACTGTGGCTGTTAGTGCTGGTGTGGACGATGGGAGTGCCGCTGGGGTTCGCCCTGGGGGCGGGAATCGGGCAGCTGCTGTGGATGTTCGTCCTGGAGCCGATGCTGAACTGGGAGTACCGCCGCGGCCGGAAGGGCTGACCGATGGCGGAGATACTGATAGTGCTGCTGGCGAGCTGGTTCCTGCTGATCTCGCTATGGCAGTCGGCGACGGACCCGGAGCCGTACAGCTTGCGACTCCTCTGTCCACGCAGACGGCGGCCGAGTGGGTCAAGCACTCCTGGGACGACAAGGGCAACGCCGAGCGCGTCGTCGCTCTCTTCGGCACGCGGCTGAAGTACATCTCGGCCACCGACCGCTGGATGGAGTACATCGAGGAGGAGGGGCGCTGGTCGGAGTCGAAGCTGGCGGGCCAGCGCGCCGCGATGGAGATGATCGACCAGCTGCCCGCGCTGGAGGGACACCTGTACTCGACCCGCAAGTACGAGAAGGGCAAGAAGGAGACCTCGGACTACGAGGAGTTCCTGGACTGGTGCGCCACGCAGCGCTTCGACGCCAAGTACCGCTCGACGTCGAGCGTCCTGAAGACCACGGGGCTGCTCAACGCCGACCCCGCGGCCTTCGACGCCGACCCGATGCTGCTGAACTGCCTGAACGGCGTGGTCGACCTGCGCACGGGCGAGCTGATGAAGCACAACCCGGCCCACCTGCTGCGGCGCCAGACCCCGGTGCGCTTCGAGGCGAACGCGCCGGCGCCGAAGTGGCTGGGATACATCGAGCACGCGCACCCCGCCGAGGAGATGCGGGCCTACCTGCAGCGGATCGTCGGCTACTCGATCACGGGCTCCACCTCCGAGCAGGTCTTCTTCATCCACCAGGGGCGGCCGAACACCGGGAAGTCGGTGTTCATCAACGTGCTCACGCACCTCATGGGCGACTTCGCCCGCGTGGTGCCGTCGACGACACTGCTGGCGAAGAAGAACGAGGGGCACCCGACCGAGATCATGGGTCTGGCCGGCCGTCGCCTGCTCACGACGTCGGAGACGCCCGAGGGCGCCCGCCTGGACGCCGCGCTGGTCAAGCGGCTCTCGGGCTCGGACTTCATCACCGCCCGCGGCATGGGGCAGGACTTCATCGACTTCAAGCTGGCCGGGAAGATCCACCTCGTCACGAACCACCTGCCGCACATCCCCGACGACGAGGCCCTGCGGCGCCGCATCCACATCGTCCCGTGGAACGTCGTCGTGCCGCCGGAGGAGGTCGACTACGACCTGGAGGACGACATCATCGCCCGCGAGCTTCCGGGGGTGCTCGCCTGGGCGGTCAGGGGCGCGACCGAGTGGCATCGCGGTCGCCTGGGCCGCCCGCCGGCCGCCCACCTGGCGACGCTGGACTACTTCGAGGAGGAGGACGAGTTCGGCGACTTCCTCGGGGAGATGTTCGCGCCGTCCGAGGTCACCTGGACTGCGACGAAGCAGCTGTTCCAGGTCTACCTGCGGTGGTGCGACAGCAACCGCGTGCGGGCCATGAGCAAGATCGCGTTCGGGCGGAAGATGTCGAAGAAGGGCTTCAGGCAGTACCACGATCGGACGACCCGCGGGTTCTACTGCACGCTGCGGGCCGACCCGATCAACCAGGGTGTCTCGACGCCTGACTCGTTCGACGTGGACCCGCTCGCCGGAGGATGAGCACCTGCCGGCGGGGGCCCGATCATCACCCGCACCACTGCTCCTACGAGCACGCAGACCTCGTCGAGTCCTACCGCACGGCGCGGGCGGCCCAGGAGGAGCGGGCCGAGGAGTGGAGCAAGGGGTACGCCGCCGAGCTGGAGGCGTTCTACCGCGACGTCGAAAGGCCGCTGGTCTTCAAGGACTGGCTGCAGCACCGCTGACCGAGAGCCGGTCGTCCACCTCGGGCGGCCGGCTCTCCTGCTGTCCGAGACGTGCCGCCGACCCGCAGCTGGCCACCGGCTGGCGCCGCCGATGGCGACCAAGATCAACTGGTGACTCTTTTGCAAGCCTCTGACCTGCGCTTTCGACAGAAGTGACAGGTGACAGATGTGTTTCAGGAGCTCGCTCCATGTGCGCAACACACACACGAGGCACGACACACTTACATACACATACACACCCCCCTTAAAGATCAGTAACATCAGTCATCTGTCACAGAAGTAGGTAGTTAGGGCTTTGACCAGCAAGTTTAGAAGTTGATCTTGGTGACCGATGCCGTGACAGACCTAAATCGACTGTCGCGGCTGCCGGGGGCTACAGAAGTTGATCTTGTTCATACATCTGTCTGATTTCTACATCCCGTAGAACCGCTGACCTGCTTTGCGTCCCGGTGCGGCTC